AGCGATGGGGGGGCGCAGATGGGAACAAACGCGAGTGGTATTACTCCTACCTGTGCAATAAGCGCAGGGTATCAAGGCACTACTTGGCCGCTTCATATCCAGAACGGAAGCAACGTAAGTGGAACACCACGCCCCGCAGTAGGTTTGAAATGGAAACTTAGTGGGTGGGGTAATCAAGACGAATCTGATAAATGGTCGGGAATATTAGTTTCTTCTCAAGCAAACTATGGCGTAAAACACAAGATGGATTTCTATCTCCAAGCAGACTCATCAGCAAGCGGTGGTGTCAATTCCCCTGTTGTAGCCATGACAATTGACTACGACTTAGAGATTGATGGTAATTTCAATGATACTTCGGATATAGCCCTAAAGTCTAATATAATAAGTATTCCAAATGGGTTAGATATGATTGAAAAATTAAATCCTGTCACATTTAATTGGGATAGACATGGTAATAACAAACCAAGCGCAGGTTTCATAGCACAGGAAGTCGAAGAAGTATTACCCGATTTAGTTAGGGGAGAAGAAGGGGAAAAGACAATCAAGACGGCAGGTATTGTAGGTTATCTTGTAAAAGCGGTTCAAGAATTGAGTGCGAGAGTAAAGGAATTGGAGGGTTAATATGGCAATTAAATATGAGAATAAAACATATAGCGAAAAACAGGATATAATTAATGATATTTCACACAATAAAGTATATGCTGAATGTGGAACCTGTGGGATTCTCATAGTAGAAGAGAACTCAGGAGATGGTGATGTCTATACTGAAATGGATAATCATACCTGTGAATAATAGGACTTAAGACATACATATTAAATACTGTTCATATACAGGGCATAATATGAGTAGTGAAGAGATAAGCGAAAACGAGATGCTAAGGCAGGTTGCGTCAGACCGATTGGTTTACATGAGGCTGATGGAGAAGTCTATTAACGATATAGACACCATTCTTAGAGGTCTTAAGTCTGATATTATGGAAATTTCTCAGCAAGTAGCAATGAGAAATGAAGATTTGACCCTTGAGCCTAGTGAAGATGAGGCCGAGGACGAATCTGATGACTGATGTGGACGGTTTTGCAAGATGGATTTTGGAAAAGATTGGTGCTATAATACGTCCATAAATTTTCCTTTTAATCATAGTGGGAATGTGATTCACAATGCGTAAAGGTAAAATAGTATACCAGCCACCAGAAAAATCATACACAAAGGTAAACATTGAAGAAACACCGCATGGCTACAAACTTTACAGAGACGGTGACGACAGACACTTTACAGTAATCCCCTTCTCAGCAGTAAAACAAATATTATACGATAGGTGAAAAAATGAGTGAAAATAATACAACAGTAGCAGACTGTGTAGCAGATTGCGTAGAGGCTTCCTCTGGCCTACTAGATGACATTGAAATGGTTCTAGTAGCGGGCGGTGCGCTTCTAGGTCTTGCAGCATGGGCATATCAGAAATATAAGAAAATCACAGCAGATGGGGAAATAACTCTTGATGAACTACTAGACGCAGTAGATGAAGCAAAGGAAAAGGTAGAAGAAGCCGAAGAACATATAGAGGTTCTTGAAGAGGCTTATGACAAATATAATGTGGCCGAATTGAAGGCTATGCTCAAGGAGAAAGGACTTCCTGTTGGTGGTAAGAAAGCCGACTTGATTGCTCGCCTTGAGGAAGCCCAATGAGCGAAGAAGTTTTAGAAGTCAAGATTGAAAATCTTGAGCAAACAGTCGAAAGACACGACAGGCTCATAGAGCAATTGGTTCAGGCCCAAATGGATATGAAGACTGGTCTTACTAAAGTCGCTACTGAATTAGAAGTTACTAATGGGCTTATAGCCTCCTATATGTCTAATATGCAGAAGGTTGTATTCTCTTTGATTGCTGTAGTGGCAGGGGCTATGGGAATCTCTACGCAGATGTGAGAAGATGGGTAAAATGGCAGCAGCATGGTTTAGGTGGGTCGAAGCAAAGATAAGTCGTATAGAGGACGAACATCGGAACCTTGAAGAAACAGTCAAAACCTTAAAAAGACAACGGAAGCGAATGCTTTTGATATTTATAGGAGTGATTATACTAAATGACATACTACTGCTCTCAATCTGATGTAGGAACTAGACTAGGTTTAAACAACGCACAGAGAACCCAAGCATCAAGTAAATTGGATTTAGCAATCCGCAGGGCCGCCATAGAGATAGACCAAGAATTCAGAGACTATGGTAGAGACGCGCCTAGCAGAGAAAGCGGTGAGACTACGACTACTGGTGCGGTTAATGTAGGAGATACAACAATTGGTATTACAAGTGGCGCTGATTTTGCCTCTTCTGGGGAAGGTAATATTGATGGAGATTCTATTAAATGGACTGGTATGGATGGCGCGATTACAAGCCTTTCTATTGCTAATGCCGGGGACTCCTACCCAGCAGGCACTTTAACGGCTTCAGGAGGCACAGGAAGCGGCTTTACGGGGACGTATGGAATAAGCGCTATTGTATCTTCTATTTCTCTAGGTGGCAGTAACCAAAACGCAAGAGACCAAAGTGGCGGTCTACACGGCCCCGGCACTTTTACCTTAAACGGTGGAACAGGTGGAACGTTTACTGTTGCAGATGGAGTAATATCCAACATTCAAGTCACAAGCACCGCTACCTTTACTTCTGTGCCTACAGTAGCGCCCAGCAATAGCACATCTTTTGGTGATAACACGCTAACTGCGGTGTTGGCATCCACAGGAGTTATCTCAAGCGTAAACATAACTGCGGGCGGAGTCTATACAGCAGCCCCTACTGGGATAAGTATATCTGGTGGTGGCAATAATGGTTCTATTACCCCTACTTTTACCTTTAATCGTTTGACAGGCGTGACAAACATATCCGCAGACCACGCAAGCGGTGTGGCAATCCAAGAATCAGCGATGGCTCACATATTGCGTGAAGTATGCGCTGATTTAGCGGCTGCATTTTATATGGAAGACGAAGGAGGCACGATTATGAGTGAAAGAGGGGGCGCTGTCCTTAGAGATAGAGGAACAATTAACCTAAAAAGGCTGGCACATCTTGGCACAGTTAATTAGGTGGTTGTATGGCGGGCGGTATTGATATAGATGCTCAAACAGCAGCAGGTCGTAAGTTAAGATTAGACGTAGAAAAACTAATGAAAACGTTTGAGAAAGAGCAGAAAAGAGAGGTTGAAGAAATTCTCAAAACAATAGGGCAAGAAGAATCAAGGAATATGAAAGCCAGACTTAATAATCTAGGTTCAGGATATTCTTCTATGGGCGCTAAGGTTGCTGCTACTGTTGCTTCTAGGATGGTTGACTACAATGGTGATTACAAAGAGTTAGAGATAGGCTCTATTAAAGGAGAAGCAATAGGAAGCAGGGGTGCTAATCTTGCTATTATATTAGCAGAAGGTAAAGGTAGGGGAAGCGAAGTAAGAATGCCTCCCAGAGAATCGGGAATTTGGTTTTTTGGTAACTCCCCAAGTTCAAGTTATGGGGGATTCGTCACACCTAAAAGTCTCGCACACCCAGTAAGTGTCATAAAGAAAGCCTATCGTTCACCCGCAAAAGACCCAGAGCCTAAGTTCCTTGAGCAAGGTATGGAGAATATAGAAAGGAAAATTCAAGAAAGAGTAATAGAAGGTATCATAGAAGGTTGGGATAAGACAGCAAAGAAATGGAATAGAAAGAGTGGTCTACAAGAATTCCAGAGAACCCTTAGTAGTATTAAGCGTAGTGCTGGTTCTGGTAGTTATACTGCTGGTGGTGGGTCACGATGAGTATAGCGACAAAAAGCCAGTATTGGAATGCTCGTATGACAGGCGCAGACCCATCTAATCCTGGCGGTAATAGTAATGATTTATGGACTGGTAGTGGCGGTAGCGCAGTAGACGGGTCTTGGGTAATTACTAATGGAACGTGGTCTATTACTCCAGCAGCAGACGATAATAGTTTAACTCTTTTATCTTGCTTTGAATATGCTACTGCGCCAGATAATAATGCTATCTTACTTACTTTAGCGAATGGCTCACATAGAATAGATGTTAAATCAGATGGCACTAGTGGGGGTTTGAAACTAGTGGGGGCCACCACAGTAGCCTTTTCTAATTTAGATTTGGGTATGAGTGAAAATGATTCAGTTCCTTTAATACTTAGACTAACTCTTGATTCAACAGGAAAGGCAAACCTATACAGACATGAGATTATAGAAGATGATGATGCTACAACAGATTATCTATCTGTAACTGCTGCATCAAGTAGCGATAATACTGTTAGTTTTGGTAATACTAGTGGTAATGTTAAGTGGCATAGCGTTTACTACAGTAAATTTGGTGCATTTACCCCTACAGAACTTATGGGGGCAGACTTCGCACAGGATATTCACGTTAGAATGGCTCTCGGTATAGTAGACCACTTGCAAAAAAGCGGAAAGCCATACTTGAAAACGCAGGTTGCTGACTCTAATATTATCTATGCTTATGATTTATCTGCTTCTAATGTAAGAAAATTATCAACACCCTTTATCCATGTCTACTTAGACAACATTGCTTCTCCTGAATTCGATGCTCTCTCAGGCTCTTCTATACAGCAATTATACGATGTGGATATATTCGTTACTACTAAAGGGACTAATTATGAGAACGCATATATGCTAGGATTGAATATTTTGGGTGAAATTTTCGATGAACTATATACAAATACTGGGTTAAATGGCACTACTGATAGCCTAGATAGCCACGATGTTAGATTAGATACCAGAATAGACGATGATGACATCATTTGCACCCACCAATTGACCCTCACATATCGTAGAAGAATCAAGATGACAAGGCGCTAGAGCGTATATTTATAGCACACTTGATGCGTAATCGCACCATATAGAGGTATCAATCATGGGTGTAGACTGGACAAACAGATATATCGCAATAGAGAAAGAAAGCAGTTACGGGTCTGAGCCTGGTGTTATTACTGCTATATCCGTAGCAACAACGACAATAGCATCAAACTATACAGATGGCGATACAACGCTTGTTCTGACAGACGCAAGCGGTTTCGCTAATTCTGGAACAGGAACTATATTCACTTCTGGAACTGGCCCTGCTAATGCAGTTACCTTTACGTGGACGAATAAATCCACCAACACCCTTACTGTTCCAGACCTTGATGCTAGTTATGCTGCTGGCGTGACTGTGACAGCGAGTGGTGATTCAAACGAAAATAGCGGAACAGGAACTTGGACTGCTGGAACAAGCCCAAACGACCTTACAGGAGGCGGATGGGGCGCAAGCGGAACTTGCACTACTAATAGCGCAGGCGGAGTTCACTCTTTTACTATCACAAATCACGGACAGGGTTACAGTAGCGCACCTACTATTACTTGCGCTGACATTGGCACTATATCAGACCAGCCAGACGTTTCTGTAACTCTTTCTTCTAACTCAAAGGGCGTTACCTATGGTGAAGCAGATGACGAGTCAATGAAGCAAACCTTTGAATTGCTTGGTAGGTCAGACATGAGCCGACAGGTTGCTTCAAAGGCTGTAACCAGCACGCAATACGGTGAGGGTTCAATTAATCTCGCAGTTCAGCCTGACGACTTCATGGGTAAGATTCTATACGCCTTCCTACCAGCAACAGAGGAGGGAGACAAATTCATCTCAAGCGTCAGTATCACAAACGCCGGAAGCGGTTATGATAACGGTTTTGTCAAACTAGGTCTATCAGGTGGAAGTCCCACAGAAGCGGGAGAACTGATTGCTAAGGTTGCAGGTGGGTCTATAACTGAGGTTTACGTCACAAACCCAGGAAAGGGATATGGAAGCACACCCACTATAGCAGAGGGAGATTTGTCTTCTGGTGGAAACAATTTCACCGCAACAGCAACAATGGGGGCAGCAAGAACGCACATCTTCAATGAGCCAGTTCTATCAACCCACGCCTACCCATCCTTTACCATGAGGGTTGGGAGAGGAGACAGGGAACACACCTTTACCGGAATGGTGGCATCGAAACTTGCTTTCAGCGCTAACCTAAACGAATATGTTATGGCTTCTGTAGACTGGATAGGTAAGAACGAAGAGTCCACATCGACTCTAAGGACAGACGTAAACTTCGCTGGTCTCGATGTTGACGCACTACACTTCGCTGACGCAGAGGTTTATTTCCAAGACAATGCTAACAAGACTGTTAAGGTTCAGCAGATTTCCTTTGAGATAAACATCAACCGTGACCTTGATTCTGCATACGCTGTAGGAAACAGGTCTTTCACACGTGCGCCCCCAACCCAAACAAGGGAGATTACCGGAACTATGGAGTTCAACGAAGTTATCTACAGCGACATCGCTGACTACGTTAACGAGCCTACCTACGACCAACTAACAGGCTCAAGCGTCCACAAAATACAGGATGGTGGAGGTAAGCCTGCCATTACTCTGAAATTCAAGAGCGAAAGTGGTAACGACTACCTAGAGTTCTATTTCTACAACGTGCGATTTGAAGCGCCCGAAGCATCAGTTAGTGGCCGTGACCCCAACAGAATGTCTGTAGGGTTCCAAGCCTTCTACGATGCTACAAGCAACGGTGCTGGTAAGGCTATTGAGGCAAAATTGGTTGGAAGTGGAAGTCACGTTCAAGACAGCGCTTATGACAGTTAAGGGTGATTAAGAATGTCAGTAGTATACGATAGAGTTCCAGTCAAGAACAAGGATATGGATTTAATTCCTAAGAAAGCGCCCAAACCAGCCCCAAAGAAGAAGGCTGCGCCAAAGAAGAAGAAATCTGAGTAATATGGTTGCATCCAAAACCTTTACAAACACTTTAGGGGTGTGGGAATATCAGGAAGACGGGTCAATCCGTCTCATTAGAGAGGCCAAAGAGCCAATAGACAAGCGGAGAGTGAAAAAATATGCCAATAGCGCAAAAGGAAATAGAATTAAATGATGGAAGCAAAATACTTGTAAAGCAAGTTTCAGGACGAAAGAAACTGAAAATTGAGGCTATTCAAGCCAAAGTATATCGTAGGTTTAGACACTTCGGAGAACCTACGGATTGGACTATGGAACAGCACGAAGAGTTCTCTGACGCATTAGATGAGGAAGGTGCTGGTCTTGAGGCACAGGTGGATTCTTGGCTAGAGGATTGCATTTTATCAGACGGAATTGATATTGATGACTTAGAAAGCGATGAGTTAATGGCTGTTCTATCTTTCGTTAGGGGCGATACAGAGGATGGTGCAATCCCTTTGGAGTCTTCGCAAGAGTAGCGCCCTCTCTTTGCATGGCGTTTAAGGGCGTGCTTCCCTCTGATTTATGGGATAGATATGACTGTGATACAGGATTCGATAGATTAATACTTGATTTAGAAGTAGCCAACGAGATTAATACTAGAATAAACGAAGCAACAAATAGTGCTTCAAAATCTGGTAGTGGGCTTGCAGATTCAGCAAATGCAGTAGTAGCGCGAAGAAATCAAAGGCGAAAAGAATATTTAAGCAACACCAATGATTTCTTTAGTGCCGTAGAGAAAGCAGGGATGCCTGAAAGGAAGCGAGAGGATGGTTAGAGAATGGCACGTATAGGCGCACCAAGGGTATTCTTTAACGTTGTTGGTAGTTTTCAAGCAGCGAAATTGCTAGATGATGCTGCATCCCAAATGACTGTCCTTAACTCTATTTTCATGGACGGTCTCGGTGGTATAGAGGATGCAGCCGTTTCTTTAGCAGAGCAAATGGAAATGGTAGTGCAAGCCACAGTTCCTTTAAGCGCTGAAATAGAAAGAGCGACAATTGAGTTTGAGAAATTCCTAAGTGTTGGTGATGAAGTTAGTGGTAGGCTTGCTGGCGAAATCATGGGGATTGGTGCAGAGGTTGGATTTACTGCTACCGAATCTTTAGATGCTGGTTCTAGGATGGCTCAACTTTCTGGTATATTCAATGATGAGGTTATCCCATCAGCAACAAAAATGGCCCTAGCCTTCGGTCTTATCGGTGATATGGCCCCAGAAGATGCAATGATAAAACTTATCAACTTGCAACAGCAGACCAACTTCGTATTTGAGAATACTAACAGGGCGGCCTATGACTTAATGACTACACAGCAACAAAGATTACACGTTGAAAGGGAAATGGCAAGGGTTATCAACCAACTTAACTCGGTTGAGGACAAATCGGCTGCAACGATGAGTAAGATTATCCGTGTAATGAATGAGTTTGCATCGCAAGCAAGACTAACTGGAGAAGAAATATCCTTTATGGCTGCTATGTCTGCTACACTAATTGAGGCTGGTGAAGAGCAGGGTAAAGCAGGTAGAGCGCTTAGAATGATTTATGCACGTTTGGGTGCAGACACCAACGGGGCAGCCACAGCCCTAAATAACATAGGTATTGCTACTAAAGACTCTACTGGCGCTCTAAGGCCACTATCAGCCATTCTTGCAGACTTAGCCCCGCAATGGGAGACTATGGGGAACGCTCAAAAGCAACAGATAGCGCAAGCAGTAGCGGGTAATCTACACTATGTCCGTTTCCTAAAATTGGCAGAAGGTTTTGGGAGAGTTACAGACCTACAAAGAGAAGCAGTCGGGCAGACTGGTGCTGTATTTAATGAGGCTGGAGAGGCTACTGGGTTCCTAAATGATATGATGGAATCTAATGCTAACCAACTTGAAAGAGCAAGAGCAGAGTTAGAGATGGCTAACGCAGAAATCGGTGATAAATTAATCCCAAATATTATTGAAGCCACGCAGTTTCAAACTCAATTCAATCTTGCTATTGCAGATACCATAGACAAAGCGGGGCCGCTTGGTGGTATTATGTCTGCTATGTTTGGCTTCCAGCAAAAGATGTCTACTACTTATGCGCCATTCTTCACTATGAACTTGAATATCAAGGCTCTGATGATTTCCCTTGCCACCATGAGGCAGATTTATAGGGCTATGGATGGAGAGATGTTGGCTAGGGATGGGGCTGAAAAAGCAGGCCACGCTAGAAGAATGAGTCAAGCAAATCAAATAAATCAGCAACATAGCAAACAAATCTTAGCGTATGAAAATGAGAAGACTGCTTTACAAGAATTAAATATTACAAGAAACATGGCTATAGGAAAAACTCGCCAGATAGGTTCTATACAAGCGCAGATAGATAAAAGAAATGTTGCTTTCTATGAGCGCAAAGCAAAGTTTGAGAAGCATGGGATAGCACTACAAACCACTAACATAGATAAATTGAAACTTAGTAAGGCGGCTACCGGAGAACTCAAGGCTGCTATTTTGGCTCAGGCAAACGCAGAGGATGAATTGTATGCCGCCATAGAAAGACGTATAGCGCAACTACCAAGACTAATTCAGGGGGAGAAAAAGTATCAGAATACTAAGAAAGATAACGCTATTTACATTTATGATGATGCAGATGCTATCAGAGAAAGCACAGAGAGACACGAAGAAAGAAGCATGGCTTTATCTGACGAAACCCTTGCCAATGCAGCACTTAGCAATTCATTTATGAAAGTAGGTGCTGGTGTAATGGTTACTGATATGTTAGTCATGGGTCTTAGTAGCCAAATAGATAAATTCGCTGGTAAGGGAACAGCAGCAAGAATAAGCATGGTTCTAACTGGGGCGCAGATGGTTATCATGGCTGGTGAGACTATGATTACCGCATTTGCTATCCATGAATTGTCAAAACAACAAATAAAACAGAAGGGAACTTCAGATGCGGGGACGGTTTCTAATACTGCTTATGCTGGTAGTTTAGGTAGAGTAAGTGCTGCTGCCGCTACAGCAGGCAAAGCATTCATGCGCTGGCTTCCGATAATAGCAGCAGTCGGTCTGGTTCTCTACGCAGTCCAAAAGAGATACAAGATATTTGGTGACACAAGCAAGAAAGCCACCAAAGAAGTAGAGAACTTAAACGATTCGATGAACGACTTAGAATCTCTGGGAACTAAGGTAAAACTCACTAGCGCTGTAGATACTGACGCTATCTCTGCCGCCGCAGGTGACATACAGGAGTTTGCTGGCGCAAGAGAGGAGATGTTCTTCGGCTTCAAGGCCGGACAGGTTACAGGAGATTTAGTAAAGCAAGTATCTATGGGCGGGGTAGAAAACTTCGTAGCAAACACGGAAGTCGTAATGACTAACAACTTCAATGGTATGACTACAGAAGAAGTAGCCCAACAAATACTAAATGAGATAGAGAGAGGCGCAAAGGCAAGAGATATAAATCTCTCAGGCGTAAGAATGTAGTGATAAAATGCGTAAATTTGATACTAAATATGGGGTATGGCTTGCGGGCTATTACGATGATTTTACAGGGGCTAGAGCAATCGCTAATGACTTTAATCAACCCAGCGTAAACGATGATTACAATCATTCACTTTCACATCACGGTAATGCCTTAAATGGTGAAGCCACTTTAAATCCCCGTTTTAGGTGGGCGTTTGTTGATAGAAAGAGGACTTCTGGTAGTAACTTCTTCTCACAAGCAACTAATAAATTCCTAAAGAATAACGGTTCTTTTGAATGGTTGGGCTTTGATGGAATAAGAATGAAGCCCTCTACTTGGCATGGTAGAGCGCAATTACAATACCCAGATGGAAACACTAACGCTAACAGGTATCAATTCGATGGAGATAATACAGAAAAAAGTTACCAGATGTTTACTAATGGATATAAAACTTCTGACTTTTACCTGATACCTACTGGTAATATGGATGCTTCATTTGCTAGAACTGCAATTAAAAATTATTCTACAACTAATATGGGAACTTTCAAAGCAGGTCATCCTACTACTACTAAAGCCCCAACTGATGGTTTTATGAGAACAGCACACTTAACTGGTGTTTGGATGGGAGAAGCATTAGATGTTAGTAACACTACTAATGACACACCATTGAATCTTTTTGCGCCCCTGAAGTCTGCTAGTGGAAAACCCTTTTTATGTATCAGAAGTATGTGTGCGCAAAATAGTGACATAGGTAACGTTCCCACTATTTACTATGAAGGTTCTCTGAATAGCGCATCTGATAATGATGTTTTTAGCACCAGAGTAGCAGTTAGGTCTCATAGGGGGACTAACAGAGTTTCAAGCCTTGCGTCATTAAATGGAGATGGTAAAGGAGTAGAGTGGCCCACATTACAATTCCACATAGGTTACAGTAAACCTACTACAAATCTAACTAATAATAGAAGAATAAATAAGAATGGATTTGAAGGCACACCTGCTATAAATTATACTATAGATTTCTATAATCATTCCTTGTTTACTTACGATGCTTACGGTGCAGAATACGTGGGCGGTGTGAAACAAACCTATGTAAATGACGACTCTTGGTTGGATATAGATTTCGTTATTAACTATACTACTGGTAAGTATAGAGTTTTTATTAATGGTAAAGAAGATACTACGCATGGTGGAACTGGTTTTAATCTTGCTGGTAGTCCTACTGCCGCCAATATGTATGGTTGGGAAATGACACTTAAACCAAGAAATTTTACTGCTGAGGAAACTGGAGGTAACGCACATACTCCAGTAAATAACATACAATACTTAATGATAGATAGAGTGGGTCTTTTCCATTATATCTCAGATGCTTTGCATTTCTCTTCCGATGAAACCCCACTTAAACAACTACAGATAGATATGAATGCTGGTGGTTTGTCTAACGGAAGTATTACTCTATATGATGACCCAGCCTATGAAGAGGGAACTAATAACTATGGTTTATTAGATTCAAGTTATCATCATAAATTAACAAATATAGTAAAAAATTCAAACGATTGGAATATCCTGATATTTGGTAACGAAGATGTGAATAGAAGAGATAGACCTATTTTCAAAGGTTTGATTAGTAATTATCAAATCAAGCAACAAAGAAATACAAGACAAATAAAAATTGATTTCGATGAGCCTTCTGCTTACCTAGAAACACAACTACCCCTTTGGGAAGTGGGGCAAAAGGCCGTAACTGATGATAGCGATTCTACTCCTTATTGGTTGTTTGATGCACAGGGCTTTAAACATTTGATGAATTTAGGGGAGAGTAAACTAAAACTACTAAACCCAACGTTAGGGTTTGATGTTGATGATGGCTATACCGAAAGAAGCGACCAAAGAATGCAGTTAAATAGTTCACACCCAATACAGATGTATAATAATGAAGACGAGTTTGGGCCAAATGACTTAGAAATATACTACGAAGGCGCAAGAATAAAGGGTATTTTTGAAGAGACGATTAGTAGCACTACCTATACTGTAATTAAACTGGGAGGTAATCACGGTTTAAGTTCCGGTGATAGTATAACAATTACAGGAAGTATGAATTATGATGGGACATATACTACTGCGGCCAATACTTCTGGTAACAAATTATACTTTGCTCAAGGAGATATGCCTTATGTCCCAGATGCACCAAAAATATTCTATGGTGGTAGGCACGTGGGCGCTAAACTTACATACGATAACTGGGTTCCTCCTAATGGTAGCGCACTTGAAACATGGGGCTGGCCTCTACCATACCCTAATCTAACAGAGGCGCAATGGAATCATGGGGTATTTCTAAAGTTATTTGTTGATGCAGACCCCGGATTAAAAGCCGGAGATATATTAACAATTAATAAAAACGACCAAGGAAATTGGTATGATGGTGAAACCATAGAGGTTACAAGTGTAGAGGGGCCATTTAGACAGTATATGCCTTCGGCAACCGCAATTTATCCTTTCCAATTAAATAAGGGATTATACGATACTCTTGCTAAAATGTGGATAATTAATACAAACTATAGATTACCATATCTCAGTAACAGTAGTTCTCTGACGACTGGTGAACTAGGAGTCTATTGTAAAGGTGTAGTATTTAATGGTAATACGACACAAAACGAGCCAGAAGTTACAAACGCTAGTGTAAATCTTATCTCATCAGGGGTTAGAGAAGGTTGGAGGATTGAAAACATAGATGGTGTTTCTAATGGCCTACCAGAAGAAGGAGACCCCTGGGTAATTACAGACGTTGCCGCAAACACCTTAGAATACGATAATTTTAATTGGGCAAACACTACTGGGCAACAGCATTTCGTTCAGGGAGACGGGGCGCTGCTGTATTGGGATGGTAGCGCTACCGTTGATAATAGAATAAGATACTGTAGTGATACCAAAGGAGTAGTAACTTCCTCTTCTTTCCCACAGGGCTTTAAACATAAAGCACTTCACGCAAAATGGATGCGAGACTTGCCTCTCTCTTTGTGGTTCAAATATCATTTTGGTAGCATTCAAAACGTCCCAATATCTACAGGTCATCTAATATCAGCAGTAACACCTTCCTCTACAGAAGTTAGAATTACGTCAGAAATGTATTGGCAATTGAAAAACGCCGGGGAAGAAAGTGGTATAGGCGAGTTAGTAAGTGCCTCATCTAGCGGGGATAAAGTTTCTCATTTCATATACAGGGGATTGAAATTTGCCTCTCCATTATCTACAGATAATAGATATTATTTGACAGGGGTTAAATTTATTAGCAAGGATTTTGCGGGTGGTGCTGCAACTAAAGTAAATATATGCAGAATTTATAATGATTACAAACACCTATGGATTCTCTGGGCAGATATGAGAAATAACGGGGATGCTGATGCAGACGGAGGGTATAGAAAAGATAGTTTTGGACTTAAATACCCCACCACAGAAAACTATGATGTTTCTTTATTCTTTACAGATAGTGTAACAGAACAAGGAAAACCAACAAAGTTTACTGATTTGAAAATAGGAGAAGATATAGATATTTGGGAAGTAGATGCCACTAATGACCCCTCTACTGGTGTTGCTTTCTCCAAACCCATAGATTATGACAATTCTCTTCTTGTAGAGCATGGTAAGGGAACTGATGATATAGATAACAACGGTGGTTTTACTAGAATAACTAAGAACGGTCACGGTCTATCTCAAGGAGATTATGTATACGTCTGGGATATAAAAGAGGGCGGAAGCCTAGACACTAGTGGGCGATACAAGGTAACTAATGTAAGTGGAGACGCATTTACCATTGGTCTTGCTTGGGGATTAGGGCAGAATGGGACTACTTTTGGTAATGATATTTACCCTTCAATTTGGTTTGCTAAAACCGTTGGCTCGTCAATAGCAGATGCTAAATACCAAGATTGGGAAAACAAGGGTGGTGCGTTTGTAATAATAGACTCTTCTAAATTCTTTAACCTAAACACTATCGCAAACGGCGGTAGGACTGGGCAAGACGCGGGTGGGCAAACAAGATTAGAAGAGTTTGTAGCATCTACCAGAGGACACCCAGCGCTTATTGATAATTACTACCAAGAGGCAATAAGTCACGGAAAAAATGTAGAGGGGCTTTTTGATACTCACCCTAATTCAGATAAACTACTTTTCGACTCTACTTATTTAACTTCTAATGTAGGGATGAGACATTCTGCTATATTTGTAAATGATGTATCTCAATTTCCTGAAACTGGAATGGGTAAATTAAATGTTATTAAAAATACTGGTGGCACTAGGGTAGATGACTCCATAAAATATTATGTGGTTTGGGGAGGGAAACATTCTACTAAATTACAAGGAACTGTGACTGGGTTTAACGCAGCCTTTGGGTCTACAAGCCCTACTATAGAAATCATAGATATAAATACTGATGTAACTCCAGTAAAAAACGGAATGATAGTAACGCATGACAAAAATGGTAGGAAATACAGAGTTATTAATAATGGGACTGCTGCTGGTGGTGGTTCAGGCTCTAACGTATTTACATTACACCCTTACGATTTAGATGATAATTTACGCATTAACAGCGCTAATGATACCGCATGGCAAGTAGGGGACAGTTACACAGTCGATACTCAACTATACAAGACCATGATTATTTCTCCTTCGGAAGTGTTTTTGAGACCGGAAAGCATTTTTTATGAGGCAGGTTATGGTAGAGCAACAGGAGAGTTAATTTTTGATAACGCACCCACTACTTCTTCTTCTACTACTGATATAAGCACTACTAACGGGGCTACAATAACAATTAGGTCATGGTTTAAAAACCCAAAACCTTGGCCGACAGAAGACAGCCCTAGAAATGTAAGAATGGGAGAACCTATAACATACATCTTTAGAAGCGGGCTAGGTGCATTCGGCCAAACTACCACTACAGAAAACTTTAACGGGGCTATACACAGTAGCCTAGACATTACTGACGCTTCTGATTTCCCAAATACTGGTAAGGCTTGGTTATATTTTAGTGGTGATAACTATAATGATGGTGGGTGGAAACTAATTACTTATACTGGTAAATCGGGCAATAAACTAACTGGCATTACTGGAACATATTTTACTTATCCTTCTGGAACTTCGATTCATGCCAGCAGAAAAGACCCTACACACCCACAGTATGTCAGGGTTAATGGAACAGGAAATACAACCGCTATAGCGACAGATTTAATGGCTGCAATAAACAGCGTAGACGGTAATAATGATGGTGTTGTTGATTCCAAAATTAGGGTAGTTCAAGATACCAATAGATTATCTTTTGAGCAAACAACAATAGGCTCTGGTGGAAATAGTGAAATTATAGTAACAAAATATGGCAACCAATCAGACTTTACTTCACAGAGGGGTATGCAAGGTGGGGCAGATTTAGAATCAATAGCAACTATACAGAATGAATCTACTTTACCAAGAGAACTAAGTAGACTATACGAGTTACACATTAGTAACGACAGGTCTTACAACGTTCCCATAGACCTAAGCCAAGATTCTGCGGTGATTAGTAATTCACTTTCTCCTCAATATGCTCTGCGAATGATGATGCAGATAGAAGGAAGCGTTAGGAATAAAAACGCTGGAACTTATTTCGACAACGATAAATTTAGAACTTTATGGCAAGCAGCGTCAATGAATACTTGGCTTCCCCCAACTAATATCAACGTCCCTATGGATATTAACAACGTTCCCATTACTACTATGATGGCTTACGATGGTGGCGCTACTAATAAAAATGATTTTGGCTCTACTGTAGACAGTAGAAATAAAACTCTAGGTGCAACTATAGCAGCAGTCAAAAAGACTAGCGGTTACAGCGATGAAGGAAACTATATGCCTTTCACAAAAGTTATGGGTCGGGATGGGAGATTAGATTTTAGACCTAAGTTCAATAGTGGTATAGCATTAGATAGAACAAGCGTTAGACTAAGTAATATTGAAGGTGGAGTAGTCTCTAAGATAAGTAATGTAAGAGTTTACTATGATGATGGTGCTTCCTTTGTGGATTACCCCTCTACTAGTGTGCAAGATACTAGTAAGTGGAAAGTATTTCAATATCCAAAAATCAAGAGTTCTTTAGAGGCACTAAAATTAGCAAAGAGACAATATTCTACACTAAAGGATTCCCCACTACAAATAAAATTATCACCTATTCTACAAGGTAATGTAGATAGAATGATGTTACAAAGTGGAAGGTTTGGGTATATCGCAGACCCCTATAGAATAAGTCAAATTGCTGATGGTGCGACTGGTGCTAATGAAGGAGTTCAGTATTGGAGTAGGGTTGGAACTGGAGGGTGCTTATTCCCCGGACAAGTAAACGCTATGGATGGAAATTTAGGAAAGCAAACTACCCTTGCAGGGTCAAAGAATAGACAAGGACGAAGCGACCAAAAACACGCAACTAATGATTTAGATTACTTTAGTCAATATTTTTACTATGGGGCTAACAGCCTAGCGTATGCAGCACAGGTAGTTCATATACCTAATAATACACCGTTTGTTAGTAACACAAGTGGTAATGAGTTAAGAGTTTTTATCTCCCTAAAGAATGGGCAAACTGGGTCAGATATAGATACTGCTAAGTTTGTAGTCTGGTTAGTGGATTATAATTTTACTGATAACCACCTAAAGAACGTAGATAGTGTGGCGGGACACTCCAGCAAAAACATATACGGTAGCGGTTTTTATGAGATTCCAATACCAGATTCTTATGATGGTGGGGGAGGCAATAATAAAATTGTTTTATCTGTTAACGTAGAATATCTAAAGAGTCTTCTACGACATAGGTGTGGAGAAGGAACTACGCACTTGTTGAAAAACGCACACGTTTTAGAAGATGGTAGTAGCACCACAGCCTTAAGTAGTATTTCTACCCATGCGGACGCAAGCACTTCCATCTTCCCTCTAGGCGGAAGGCAATGGTCTACTGTTCTACCCAACAAAGGATTTTTCCAACAAAGAACCTCTTGGTATGCACCAAGAATAAATGTTACCAGAGATATGTCTTATTGGCCCGGCACTTACATTACCTATACAGACAAAGGTATTGACTTGGATAATGAAGTTTTGACTATACAGGAAATTAGATGGCAATTTGACAATCAACAGAAAGAAAAACTTGCTATGACTCTTGAGAGGGATATTAGTTTTGCATCCCAAAGTGTTAGTGCCTATCTATTCCCTTCGTTCCCACATAATACTCCAGTAACCCACGATTCCCCTACTGAGTATGTTCCTCCTTCCTTCCCTCAAACTGTAGGTTCTGGGACGCAGACAATTGATTCAGATGATTGGATTGCACAAAATCCAGCAGACCAAGGAAATCAAACAGGTATCTATGATAACACAGGCAATGCCTTTACTGAGTATAGACAAAGCCAATCTACTTTTAACCAGATAGGTAGCGGTGCTTGGGCAGACATTAGAGGCTTTGGCTCTATGACTCAAGACCTCATGGGTTCAAGGGGTCAGTTTGGAATTTTGGGACAAGAAAGACCCCCTAAAATATCTGCTAGTGTGCGTGGTATAGATGTTGAACTAGAATTTACCCCATCAGAAGGAACAGTTACTAAAGCAAAAGAGGGCTATGCTTTCCCCGGTAATACTCTACCGGGTGGGGAGACAGGCTACGTTGCTAAGAATTCTATGGAAGCAGAGTTTTCTGTGCCTAAAGATATTTTATCAGACCAGATGGAAATTTCTGCGGCAATCTCTCATGGTGAGGGAGACCTCTCCATAGAAAGAAGTAACAATCTACTTGGAAGAGAATCGAAAGCACTAATGACTACCAAGATAGAAAACATTACTAAAGGAACTACTTTTTCTTCGGAGACTCAAGTGAATAAAGGAATGAGTAATGCTAGAACATATCTTTTCCCAACGCAAAGAGTTACGGGTATGTCTGCTGGAGATAGAATAAGAGTAACTATAACACGTGACCCAAATAACTCTAGTGATACATCTAACTATTCAGCAGTCACACTACATGGAATAAATGTTGGTCTACAGAGAGCGAACAACACCAGTTTTGGGACTACGAGTTCTCTTACTCCTTATGAGTGAATGAGTCTCTTAGGGCTAATATTTTTTTGGCTTTGTCCCTACCAATGCCCTTTATTTCCATCAAATCTTTTTGAGTTCTTCTGCTGTGTAGAATTTTGGGGACGCTACCAAATTTTTGTAATAAATCTATGGCTATTTGCGGCGTAATACCCGGTATTGCGACTAACATAGAAACCCGATTATCGTAGGTAGGGGCCGTTGCTGCCTTCTTTACGAAATCAGGCAGTCTATTTATCCCACCCTCTCCATCTAACATCATCTGCGTGTGATTTATGATTAACCAATTAATAAATTCCTCCATACTTGCAAGTTCCATGTATCGTATCTTAGGAAATCTTTGGTAGAAGGTTTGCTTGAATCTCTCTATCGCCTTTTGCATACGACTTATTTCAATTGCTGTTTTTTGTCTGCTACTATAACCTTTAACGTATGGTTTTAGTTTAGTTCCATAGACCACTAGGAAAGGATGCTCAAAGTTATTTTGCAAGTCTATTAACTGGTCTACTATAGTTCTTGTTCTACCTATACCTAGAATACTTCTGTAAAGGTCATTTATTTCCTTTGCCTCTACTCCCCATTGGCCTATAGCATAGTCAGCAGTCATTAATCTCTTTACCCTTGCTTGTCCGCTTGCGTTATCGAGAGAAGAGTCACCCATCCTCATTAGTAAGGAATTGATAATCTTCTGGTTTTCCCTGTCATCTATTAGAAGCATAACCATACCAAGAGTAAAAGGTATATGAAATGATTCTAAATGATGCAAGCGCCATCGCCGCAGCAAGATGCGATTTTATTCTTACAGTTAAGACAAACTGACGAGCCATGTAATTCCATGAATCCTCTATCGCTTCTACAAATAGGACATAATTGTTTAAGTTCAGCCATTATTCTACCTCCTTTTTAATCGTGTAACCAGCATGGGCCAGAGCAAAGATTCCTTGTTCTGAACCAATCAGTCGAAGGAATGTGAGCGTATTTTAGAAGAGATAACACTTGACTTTTAGTTATTTGCCTATTGAAATCTCTCCAACCTAGAGTCTCTATGAAAGATGTTATTTCTTCTGCCATATCATAAGTTTCTCTAGCATTAAAATTCTCTGGGGGCGCAAACCACCTGAGACTATCCGCTAGATACTGAACTAGTGCAACCCTTACTTCATGTCTTGGGTTCTCATGTCTCATTAATTTATTGAGACATGGTGGGATAGGAACTTCCCCCATACACCCGATTTCACCTTCAAAATCTTCTAAAGAAACCACGTTTCTTTCGTGCTTAACTGGGTTCTCTGAAACCCATTTAACTATGTTAAAATTAGATGCCGTTTCCGCGCCTCTGAAGGGGTCAGAGTCCCTAAGTTTTTCGTCAGGGCGGGAGGGTATCACGTAGCCGAAAGGGTCGCCTTTAAACGCATCTAAATCTATGTTAACAGCCCATCTCTGGCGGGTCACGTTATACGTCCCCGGAACCCTTGTTAATTTCTGTGGATTTCCTACCCCATCTAGGGTCTTTAGACCAGATGCAATCTTGTTCTGATAGCGTATAATATGTGGTGCTATAGACTGACCTTTAACTGGTTTCTCAAACAATTGATGCACATGAAAACCACGCCCAGTAGCAACGACTCTTACATCACCACTTAGTCTACCAATTAAAGTATGCACATCTTTCTTGACATCATCTATTGTAGTATCAGCCGTAGTATCAAAATCAAACCAAGCCCTATCCATCACTACTGAATCTGGGTCATACTTCCAAGGCTTGGTAGGGTGTGGTCTTTCAAAGTGGAATAAAGATGTGTAGATATTTGCTTTACCATTTAGATTATGCACATAAGTATTGAATTCCTTACGTGTATTACAGGGTCTACGCCTTAAGCCAATCTCTCTAGGGAAAGAAAACATAATCCCACCTAAGCCTTGTAAAGAATGAAAGCAGCGCCGAACAATACAAGCCCTTGAAATATAATTAGTGGTGCTGCGTCAGACCAAGACACAGTAATGTCATCAATCCAATCTAGTCTAATCTCTATCATAGCATCACCTTTTGCTCATGGCTACAAGAACATCTTCCAATGGTTTGCATTTCGGATTCCCCCTCCGGTGTTAGTATTGACGCATCCTCAAACCCTTCCCAATCGTCATCCTTGTCACAAATGTCACACTTCATTCTAAAGCAACCTCCTGTTGGTTGCCACAATCGCAAGCAGCGATAGTAACCTTCTGGGGCTTGTCACCTTCGCGTCCGGTAACTCTAACCATGTCCTCAAATCCTTCCCACATATCATCTGCCCCGCACGCCGCGCATATTAAATCTTCTACGTCCATTCTTCCATACTTCCCGTTAATTCCGTCTCGCAGTTTAGGTGAAAATCACACCACAAAGGGCAGAAATATTCATTCCAATTCATTTCATACTGCTGGGAATTGAGTGAATCTATGGTGTGATATAAATTGTTCTCAAAGGCATTAATAGACCTATTCATAACAGGCTCTAAAAGAGCGAAGCCGTTGTTTTCTCCCACCCACATAGTCTTACCGCGCTTTTTATATTCCTGTAATAGTTTATCGTTAGGGTCAACATTCTCATAGTCTGGGCTAAGATAAAGGAAATGTGAAACCTCATCATAGCCTAACTGTGAAAGCATCCTATTATAGAATACCAGTTCTTTTCGGGTGCGTCCGAGTTTACCCATATTCATTTTACCAGTCTTAAGTTCTACTAAAATTAATCCTCCCTGCGGATGCCTCAAGACTCCATCTATCATACCGACCCACACTATAGGTAAAGTAGTATGAGGATGCAATTCTAATTCTTCGTATACTTCATGCTTGACTTCTGCTTCAACAACATCAAACATAGTAAGGTCGCTCGCTATCTGAAACAGTAGAGACTTGAGTGCTACTGCACCACTATCTTCCTCCATCCCCTCTGCGATAAGAAAACGTTCCATGTCTTCTGGTTCACCTAAGATGCCATGTTCCATAGCGGCGTGAATAATACTACCTCTAATCGCCTCTTCCGTAGGTGGCGCTTGGGGGACATCAGCCACATATCTCCAATAGAATTGTCTGGGACACATCTTGTAGGTCATATAGGATGATTTGCTACAGCGAAGAATCTCTCCGCCCGGTTTATAGGAGGATGCTTGGGACTGTTCTTGTGTAGCACGCACAAGAATCACTCCTCTTCTTTATTAGTTACTCCGTTGTCCCAATCTTCTATGCGACTTTGCATGGGGTCTAGTGGCTTATTACAAGCAGGGCAAGTATCTTGTGGTGGTAGAGCCTTTAGTAGAGGCTGAACAACCCTTTGGCCGCAATGCTCACACTCTATCTCTTTTATTAATTCAAAATGGTCTAGTATACCAAATATGAGACCATTAACTCTGGCTAAATCTGCACCAACAGCCTCTATCAATTGCTTAACTGTAGCATCTATTTCAGATATAGCACGCTCATTCTGTTTAGCAGTAGGCTTACCTGTAAACTTCCTACTTCTACCCATAATATCTCCTCACCTTTTCCGCATATAAACTATAGCCAAGTAACGTTGCCTAACCCCTGCATTGCATTCTCCAATGGTTGTGACGACCAACCTACTAGGCTGTAGTAGGGGGTTATCTTATCCAAAATAAAACGCTGACATATAATCTTGTAACCTACTTTAACAAATGAAATATCTTCTTCATTATCAAACGCAATATACTTTCCTTTATCATTTAAAGTAACCTTGAAGAAAGAACCCTTACCGTAACCCTTACCTAGAAATTCGTTAGACCAAGAAGCAGCAGCAGCATTACCTGACAAGACTTTGTATTCACTTAGATTCTTCTCAAGTTTACCCTTCATACTAAGCCTATCAATATCCATAGTTCCATTTACTGTAGACTCTATGATTTGGTTTAACTGTTGTGTTACTTCTTCTTCCTCTTTATTGGCAAGTATTCCGCCGATAACTTCACCCATTGCTTCCTTCATCACCGGAGGCATTCGGGATTGCTTCATCTCTATCCCTTTGACATAGAGTTTAGGTTCGTGCCACTCTCCGTCAGTCCATACCACGTTCCCAGCATATCTATTCTTTGCCATGAGCAACATACGGTCACAATATCTTTCATACTCTACCTCAATGGGGTGCATATAGCCATTGATAATCCTAAGTTTCTCAAACCATTCTCCTGTTAAACCTTTATCTTCATCCACCACGAAGATACTGTCCGTGTGCCCATAGATAGTTTCCCAACCTACTCTTTGCGCTGCGCTTCTTAGCCTCTTGAGCGTTTGTCTTGAAGTATATGTTATTGCGCCCGCCACTTCTGGGTGATACATACCAAACTTAGAATCACCAGCAACACCATACATAGAGGCTACAAGAGACTTACAAGCAAATTGCATAGCATCCCAAGTCTCTGCATTTACAGGGTCATCTTGCTTTAACTGTTTGTATTTGTTCCTCATCTTAGTCATCTTATCCATCTGAACTACAAGCATACCTTTGCCTTCTTTCAAAAATTTAGAGCCGTTGCCACAATCCTCTCCTTCTTCATCGTTTAGTTTCTCCCAAGAGATATTATACATAGCAGCGTTGCTGTGATACATCGCTTTGATGTCTAAAATACCTACGTTGTCATACACGCTGGGGTCTACTTCCATGATGTCTGCGCCTTCGTATGGAACATACTCAAACTGTGGCTTGGTGGGAATTCTCTTAGCGAACCAATCCATATCTTGTAATACTAGACAAGTAAACATCTTGGTAATAAATGGCGTAGTCTTTAGGTCACATTGCACTAGATGTTGCAGAGAAATATAGTGGTTGATTGCATTTACTTTAGCGTCTAACTTAGGTAGCAGCCTTACGTCTTGTCGGCAGTAGTGAACGTAAAGTGGTAAGTTAGTATAATAGGTATCGTGTCCGTCAGGTAACTCTACTTTCTTTTCTCCTAGAACTAATTCAGCAACGTCATCTAGTTTATAGCCCGACAGTTTACCGTTCTTTAACTCCCATAACTTAGAGAAAGCAATCATCAAATCAATACAGTTCCTTCCTACAATTGGTTGTTCCCAATCCTTGTAACTGTAAACCAATCTATTATAGGGTGACATATATGACGCATGAAGACCTCTTGCCCTGCATCTTTCAATAATTGTTTTTATATCTGCGCCGACCACATACCAACCAGTAATAATATCGGGGTCTTGTTTCCTCATGTGCTTTAGGAAATGAGTCAGCATTTCTTTCTCGCTAGGGAAGGCTTTGGCTGGAATATCATAAGTGTAGTCACCAAATTTAGTTAGGTCTTTACTTTCCTTTAAGGACTTGTCTACAAACCACACGTATTCCTTCTCGGTGTAAGAATCATATACTACAATAACAGTTAGATGATTGGTGGTAGGATTCCATTCACAATCCAGATACCAAACCCTGTGTTCGTAGTTAGGAATTGGCTCATGTCCCGCTAGTAGTCTTTCAGACAAGACTCTATTAGTAACTGGTATGTTAGCCTCCCATGTTGGTATATTTGGGTGTGCCTGCTTGAAGTCATAAATGTCGTTTGGGTGTGAGACTATTATCTTAGTCAGTTCTTCCCCATACAACCCCACGTGACCTCTTTGTTTGTGGCGTGCATCAATGAGATAGGAGTCTTGGTTCTGAACAAAGAAGTAAGAGTCGTAGGTAGTAGCGCTAATGCTACATCTCTCACGGTTCTCATCACGATACCGTATGTCAATACCTTTCTTAGTCCTAGTTACTATCACCTAAATCACGTTCCTTGTGCCCACGTGACCTTGTAGGTATATTATGTTTGTTCAGCCATTGGTTTACTGCTGCTGGCGTGATTCCAAACTCCTGTGCAATATCAGCCATAGTCCTTCCACTAAGGTAGTTATCTCTCAACCATACAGGGTCTCTATAGTGCTTGGGTTTTGTTTTATCAATTAAAACAAACCTTACTTCATACTGGCTATCGCTGGCTATTCCCTCTCCTTCTACGCCATGCGTTATCATACCATTTATTGTATCTCTTACGTCTTCTGCTATCATACTATTCACTCCTTATTGCTGTTTGTAGAACAAAACTATTGTTGTTAAATGTGAACATTATCTTGTAACCCTGATTAGCCCTAGTAAAATCAAAGAGATTGATTGATACATCTCCGTGTATCTTAGAAAAGAACTGCTCAAGTCCTCCCGCTAATGTCACTTCTTTATCCCATAGGTCTAAGTCTGGATGGAAATACATCTCCTCTATGGTAGCATTGCGGGCAAACGCCTCTTGTGCCTCATTCACTTCGTTTTTAGTTAGAGGGAGAGTGCTTACAGTCTTCCCCTTGTTTGCCTTACCAGTAACTACTTCTAAATGGTATGAACCATCGTGTCTCAAAAAGAAGCATAATGTGTATAGGTTCATCTTCTGTTGATTCATAGAATCACATCTAAGTGCCTCATACAAATCAGTAGCATCTACAGTCCCCAGTAGGTAGGAATGATACTCGTCTCCGGCTAAGGTTTCATAGATATAACGCCCGTCTCTCTTGACAGATATTCTTTTCATTACTGACTGCGCTTCCCTTTCCCATTCCCTTAACGACTTGGGATTATTGGGATAAGCAGTAGCATCTGGATTAGCCTCTAAAGTAGTTTGCTTGTTACTTGATTTAACTCTTAACTTATTACCGTCTTGAGTTAGATTAACTGTTGCACCATGATACTTCAAAGCACCTAAAAGTTTAGAAATATCAGTAATGTAAATGGGATTCTTAGAAAAGTATGCTGCTGTCGAAGGACTCAAATGCTCTGGGTTAACTGTGCTTAGGTGAGTAAGAGAAGAAACACCATCCTTTGACAAGGCAGTAATGCTCATTACTGTGTCTATAGAACCTATCCCAGTAGAGTTTGTCTTAGTTCGCAAAACGCAAGAATGCACTTGGTCTTGTAGTTTACCGCTTATCATTTGCGGGCGCTGTATTTGCTTTAACAGCAGAGACAGAGTATCATTCTTGGTCTTTAGCGTCTCCGTCATTTGACTCATCTTCCTCACTCTTTTCTTCTACTACTAAGAAAGGAAGACCAGCCCATGAAACTTCTCCCCCCTTTACTCTGAGTATGTCGTGGGTAGTCCCAACAAACTCCATGTTCCTACCCTTCATCTCTTCGATAGTCGCTCTGATAACCCACTCATCATCCGAAAGTGACTTATCGCCTTTGACCCCTGCTGCTGGGTCTGCCTTCTTCATGTAGCGCCCCAAGAATATCTGTTGAGAAAATCGGCGCATTGTCCCCTTCTCCCAGTCTGGCCTTTCGCCTACTGACATGAGAACCTTCTTACCGCTTCCGTCATCCATGTATTCTTGTATGGCCTTCAAATGGAAGGTGTTGAATATCATTGGAACGGGTAGGGCGTGTAGCCTATCAAGAACGTCACGGTTCATTCGGTTGCGCTCTCTCCATTCCTTCTGGTTGAAGGAGTCGTCTTCATTCTCTATGATTCCCTTGTCAAGAAGGGACTGCCTCATAGCAAACTCGCACCACTTTAGGAAAGTAGAGCCACCATCGAAAACAATACCAGCAATAGAATTAGGATTCTCCTCCAAGTCCTCTGCTAGTAGGTTGATGAACCACTTAGTCTTGTTAATGAGAGCGTTGTGATTAACCGAGTTATCGTCATGGTAGATAGAGTCGTCAAACTCATCTAGTAGTGGGATAACTACTATGTTATCTCTGTCTGGGTAGATATGGTCTACTGTGGACTTAGCAGAGTTATCGACATCGAGAATTACCACCTTCTTACCAGCAAGTATAGCAGGTTCCATCAGAGATAGAGCCAAGCCAGTCTTAGCCGTATTCTCATGGCCCACAAGAGCGCCACGATATGTTACCTTCTCTTGTCTGCGTGTATCAAGAAGATTCCTGTAGTATTCTCTATCGTAAAGAGTCTGTGGCGCTTTAGCCGCCTCCTTCTTCTTTACATCGTTTCCTGTCGTTACCCAACTGCTCATATTTACTCCTCACACTCTCCGCATATAAAGGCTAGGTTCTCAACGGTATTAGGCAATTACTTCCTAGCACCAGAGAAGCAATCGAAACTGCACTTCTAATTGAACTAATAGTTACATCAAGAGGGTCTATGATACCAGCCTCAACAAAGTTAACTGTTTTACCAGTCTTAGCATCAATCCCGTATGTAGTATCAAAGGATGCGACTTCTTCAAAGCCTGCATTATCTAGGATTAAGAACTTAGGCATCATAAATGCTCGCTGAATAATCAAATCATTATCTGGTTGACTACCAAAATAGTTCAGCAGAAGACCACCACCCGCAATAACACCATTACGCATAGCGGCTTTAACAGCATTAACAGCGTCATCTACTCGTTCCTTTGTCTCAAGTAGTTCTACTTCTGTATAGCCACCTACTTCAATAGAAGCAATACCGTTCTCTAGTCTACCTATTCTTCTAAGTAGTATTTCTTCTTCCCACTTGTTATCATCCTTCTTGACGTATTGTAACTCTTGATACAAAGTGTCAAGGTGTGCATCACAAACAGGTTGACTTACTTTAACAATTGTATTGTCTCGCTTAGACTCCATGCTTAGAATATGACCCATGCCGTGTTCCTCTACATTCGTTATGTCTCTATCCCAGAACTTACCATATAGTGGGCCTCCAACCATCGCTTGAATATCCTCTAGCCAATCTTCTTGTGACTTACCCATCTCTGGAGTCTTTAGCATGGCAGCGTTTACTTTCCCCTGCATTACATTGATTAGTAGGTTAGGTAGAATGCGTGGATTAATCTCGTTACAAATTATCAGAAGACCTCTGTTCTGTTTGATACTCAATTCTAACGCTGGTAATAATTGGTCGAAAGATTGAATCTGGTCTGATACCAGAAGAACGTTAGACTCGTCCATATTACGTGGGAAGTGTGGGCTTAATTGTCCTGAATGAATCTCAAACCCGTTACACATCTTATAGGTAGTATCAAAGCCACTTCCTACTTCAACAGATACAACACCATCCTTACCTACTTTACCCATTACTTCTGCTATCAAAGAGCCTAACTCTGGGTCGTTGTTGGCTGCGATAGTAGCAACATCAACCAATTGAGACTCATCTTCTATACTGATTGCCTGTTCCTTTATCTTCTCAATGATTGCCTCTGATTGAGACTTGATTTGATTAACTACAACATCAGGACGAACCCCTTCTGATATTCTCTCAAAGCCCAAATTACAAAAAGCCTGTGCTAGAACTGTTGCTGTAGTAGTCCCATCACCACTAATAGTCTGCGCTTGTTCCGCTACTTGTTGTATTAATTCAATCCCCATCTGCACATAGGGGTCGTTGTCGTGAACTGCTTTAGCAACAGAGACACCATCATTTAGAACAACAGGAGGCTTATCTCCTTCCCTCTGAATAATAACGGTCTTAGCAGCAGGGCCGATAGTTCCTTTAACTGCTGTTGCAACCTTGTTAACTCCTTGTAGAAGTTTCTCTCTCGCTTCTTCATCAGTTATCATACTAAACCCTCAATCAATAATACAAATTAGATTATCTATTATAGTAGCGAAAAGCCCTTCTTCTATCTTAATAAGTAAATCATTCTCATCTGCGAGTATCACTATGTCACCTACTTTAACTGTTGCAGATTCGTCAGCAACGCTGACAACCCGATACTGCTGTAATCCTCGCTGGATAATCAAACCAGACTGCGTCTGTTCGTTCTTGTTAGCACAGGGCCATAGTAGAATATAGTTACCTAAAGCCTGCATCTACCATTCACCCAGTTCGCCATCATCCATTACATCTTCGGACTCAAGCGAAACGGTAGATACTTCATCAAAAGGCCACCAACCGGACACGCCCATGCGCTGTTCACCCGTCTGCTTATCCTTCCAAGTGCTGCCAACAAGTAGAATCTTAGTGCCTACACCGAAATCAATCACCCTCTCTGCTGGCGAGTAAACCTCCACCACAGAAGCAGATGAATTAACATCAAGGTCAGCGCAGATTAGCGTAGACGCACCGTTATTGCGTGGGTCTATGTGGATAATCTCTGCCTGAACAGCCGCCACAGCGTCCCATCTCTTGGGGTTATCAGCCATGTCTTCCGACCACTTAGGCAAATCCATCATACTCTCCATCAAGGAGAGTGGGGCAACCTCTTGTTCTGCCATGCGCTCATCCGATAGAACAGCCATTGGCCCATCTGGGAACATACTGGCTATGCTGTCATCTGGTGTGAAGTCTAGTAACTTAGCCTTGAGATAACCAACGCCCTTGTTCTGACCGATGCCTACGGCTAGTGAACCGCAAGTAAAGGTAGGCCATTGAACGTCAGCAGCACCACCGGAACCTCTGATAGCCATAACTCTCCAGTCACCAGTCTTATCCTCTGAACCAACAAAGAGAGAAACCCTCTCTCTGTCGTCCTGTGGTCTTGGCTGTCCGAACTTGAAGTTATTGTTACCGTTAGCAAACGTTGGGTTGCTCTTATCCCACACGCAGTAGAAGTGAGTATCACCATCTAGCCTCATACTGTGGCGTGGTAACTCGGTAACAGTAGTCTCCTCTGCACCAAAGAAGTCCTCACGTGCGTAGCGGGTAAAGGAACCGTCAGCATTCTCCTTGAGAAGAACGACTGCACCCATGTCAACCTTAGCCATGCGAGTTCCCTCATCAGCAGAAAGAAGTTCGTTCTTGTTCTTGTTGTAGATGTTCTTACCCCATTGCTTGGCTCTTGGCACGCTGATAAACATACCGTGTATCTGCGTAGCACCAGAATTCCTAAGCGCTCTAGTCTCATTCCTAATCTGCACACCAGCAATCTTGAGGCAAGCCGCGTAAGCCTCCTCATCAGACTTACCGCCTGCTCTTAGTGCTGCCCCTTGTGCCTCATAGACAACATCTGCCTTCGCCTTAAGCGTATCAACATCTGTCTCTAAAGTCTTGGCTGTCCTCTCTATAACTTTGTCGTCAATCATCTCATTCACCTTGTAATTTGTCCGCCACCTTTTCCGCATATAAATATTAGCACAGTTCTCTAATGAAGTTATAGACAACCGCCCTTTCCTCTACAGCCAACGCAAAATCCCTCTCTGCATTGATTGTTGCTTCTACTACTCTCATCTTATTCGCGGGCGTAGCAGTAGCAGAATCCATAGCAAAATCGAAGATGCTTAGGATAGCCTCACGCCTCTGCTTGGTCTTCCATAGCAATTCAGAAGCCTCCTCAAAGTCCCTATCTCGGAAGCAGAGTTCTAAAATTCTCTTACTAAAATTTATCTGGGGCATCGTTGCTGTCATATCTGACAGAAATCCATCGCTGTCATCTACTGACGCATAAGCCTGTAAGAAATTAATAGCAGCACGCAAATCTCCCTTGTGTATCTTAGCAATTAATCCAAGATTGTTTGCAGAAATCTCTACCCCCTCCTTACCTGCTATAACCGCTAATCTATCTACCATAGCCTCTTGACTAATAGGGTTAAATTCCAAAACCCTACATCTTGACTTGAGATAAGGGGTAATCTTACTCAGGTTGTTGCAAGTGAGAATGAAATATCCGTGTGCGTTCTCAATCACACCCTTCAATGCCGACTGTGCAGCAGGTGTCAATTGGTCTGCCTCATCTAGCAGAAAAATCTTACTATAATACCCATTACTAGCCATAGGAATTATCTCGTTCTCGATAAATTCAATTCCTCTCTCAAACTTACTACTAGCATTGTAGGTCTCAACCACGCAATTCCACTCATTACCCAATGCGTATGCCAAACTTGTCTTACCTGTTCCAGCACCACTACTGTATAGGATAAGGTGTTGCGCCTCACTACCCTGTAGAATATCTGTTATATGTTCTTGACCTACAATACCTTCTAAGGTATCTGGCCGATGCTTGATGGCCCAAACATTACGGCTCATTGTAATAACTCCGAATTCTCTCTTACCATCCATAACTTAGGGGCTTTAATGTAGTCACCATCAGACCCAGCCACGAAGAAATCATGTCTCATCTTCATTACGTTAGCCAGAGTTCCAGTAGAACTAAAGGTGTTTAGACACTTACCGTTCTTGAACTTGGCGTTATAGAATATCTCCTTGACTGTGCTTGGGCCATTATCTTGTAAGTATCTAGCGCACGCACGCATAATGTAACTATTCTTCTTAGTCTTACCAATCCTAATGGGTCTAGTCCTAGTGTTAGGAGAATGAGAACCGAAGCCGCCACTCATTCCCATAACTCCTCATATCTACCTTCCTCTCTCTGGGTTGTGATACAGTCGGAACAAATACCATCCCCTTCCGCATACCCACACGCTATACAAGGCATAGGCTTTAGGTGTAGAAGGCGGTGGAGGAACGATACTATGATGGAAGGGAACCACGACTTCAAACTCATTGTATCAACCGCCTCCTACACATAGCGGTTATCTGCCCCGCATATAAAGACTATCTCTCAACACTATTCTCTATTGTTAATGCTTCTAGTAATCTAAACAGGTCTGCTGCTTCCCCGTCATGCGATATTAGGGCAATTAGAATACCATTCAAAAGCCCTCTAGTATAATCGTTAGACCAATCGTAGCCAGCGCTCAAAACAGTCTGGGCCATAGCCTCCAGTTCTGATTCTGGCTTTGGTGGTTCTGGGTCAGAGCAGAAGTAAATCATATTCTTTATCATCTCACCATGCTTGACATTCTCTTCGGTTATAATATCTGTTAACGTAGGGTCAACGCCCGCACTTAGTATATTCTCTATCATACCCATCATTACCCGAAAGTCGTCCATGTTACTACATAGGAACAATGATTTATTATTGCTTCCTCTTCCCCCTCTTCTTTCCTTTATCACTTCTTGTCTTACGCCTCTTCCTCTTGGGGATTTGAGCAATGCAATATTTACACAAACTCCTAACAAAACCGTCTGTATACAGGGTGTTAGGCATAATTCTCTTACACTTTCTACATTGCACCTTCTTAGGTGCGTTTGGTAATAGTTTCTTGAGATAACTAAAGTCCCTGTCCTCTCCCATAGTGGTGCGGGAACATAGCGGGATATTAACTTTCTCTTATGCAATGCAGACAAACATTACTATTATCTGGGAAAACTCTTATTCTACCACACTCACACTTCTGCGCCTTCTCCTTCTCAGAGGGAGTCATTACTGTTAAACTACGTGTGTGAGTAATATCGTCCTTGCTTTGTATTAACTCTCTATTTATGTCGTAAACAAGGTGGGTTGCTTTAGCACCTACAGCATTCTCTACTTGTTCTTTCCCAACGACTACTATCTGGGAGTTCTTAGCCATAAGTGCCGACAAACTGTGGGGTGAGGGAACAGTTCTAACAGACTTCTTCTTAGATAGAATAGCGGCCATTCCTTCTTTCGTCATCTTGCCATGTTCGTATAACAGTTCCACTATGATGCGCCGGATGCGCCGATTGTTCGCACTCATATAACAATGGTGACTCTTAAGTGTATATGAGACCTTTATCAGTCTTTTAGTTTACCGTAGAATAATTCCATCGCTTCCGGCCTTTCTAATTGTAAAAGTTCTTCTGGCTCTGGCGCTTGAGAATAAATCTTATTACCATAGTATGGCGCAGCATTTATTATCTCATCAGACTTATGTTTACAAAATACTAGAAACAAAGCAAGACCTAAGATAATTATTACTGTTATCAAATCCATTCTGTCACCTGCTCAGAAGTCTTACGCACACCTTTAGGTAGCGTATCGCCTCTGGCTCGCAGGTCGTTGGTCGCGGGTATAAAGTTTGTCACTATCTCTCTCCAATATAGGTCACTTTGACGGAAAGGAAAGGGGGCCATGTCTTCTGCCTTCTTCTTCTTAGGCCACTTTACCTTACTTCTCTTACCTGTTATTCCATAAGCAAAAATAGACCTTACTATATCATCACTCATTTGCATATTAGCCTTAGCAACCAAGCGCCAGAAATCTATGTCATCTACATTCTCACGAAGAAAGGCAAGAGCATAAGGTATGGGCATCCCCTTTTGACTAACCCAAACCCTTCTTCTATCGGGCCATTGTAGGATAGCATTTATCCCAACCAAGAGAGAGTCTTTATCTCCTGTCAACGATGGATGAATGATAACATAGGGCTTTTCATTAGCACTTATCGTAGGCTTCTTACTTGTAACAACAATTAATCTATTGCCTATATGTGGTAGCCACTCCTTCACATCTTTATTCTTGAACTTGTCACTATATAGAATAAATGTTGTATCTGGGTCAGTCATGGGCGAGTCTATTTCATTACGCATGATGACAACGTTGCCATGCAGTATGTTCCAGTCTTCTTGGAAGGTCTCATCTCTGGTAAAAATTACTATTCCCATATAACCCGCCCAAAATTTTTCTTGTCGTATTTTAGATACGCACTTTATAAATTACCAACCTTTACTATAAACGTAGTTCTGTAGGCTACGCATCTGACTCTTGGATAACCCCCAAGCCTCACCTACTGATTTACCTGTTAAACTATAACCACCAACAGACCAATCTATCCCAGTAGATAGAATAACTGCTACTACTCCATCATCTTTCATTGCTTCTACTAACTTGGGCCATTCGTCCTTGTTTATCGCACGCGCATTAATGGTGTTCCTATGCCCACTTCTCCACCGCTTCATGTTGCTGCCCCCTTTGGGTATGATTCTACGGGATAGCGCAGACTCTTTAATGCTTTCTTTCTGAATCTCTTGTTTCCGCAGAGAAAAATATACCTATGTTTTCTAGGTCTCTCTTGCATATAGAATCTGTCACCATACTTCTCTCGGATTAACTTACCTCTGTTTTCATGCCCCCTAAATTCATCCGCTATTGTTTGGCTGTGTAGGTGTTCTAGTCCCTTTATCTTCCAATCAGTTCTCTTTGCACTTAAACCAGTATAGAGAAAATTCGTGGCTTGGTAGACAATACCTAGATGTTCTTGTGAAGTATCAGCATAAGAAATAACTATTGCGTCTTGTTCTTCCTTCAATAACCGCAAACTTGCACCGACAAGAATGCTGGCTTCATTATGTAGATTATTCTTTAAACAAAGTCGGTTTAATTCTAACACTTGATGTTGGTAATCTTCCCCAGCCACGCCCTTCCTCAAGGTAGCGCTGAAAGGAGTTCCGTAAGTTACTACACCTACTAATTCTAATGTGTCTAGTTTGATTAAACCGTAAGCGTAAGTAACACTAGGCCATCTCTTAGCATAATGGATATTTAATATGAAGTCTTCGCAATCACTTCTTTTAACAGGTATTACATCGTATTCTTCACGCATCATCCACAACCTCAAAATCAACGTCTTCTACTCTGGGCGCTCTCAAAGCCTGCATCCTGAATTCTACCTCATCTAACAATTGCGGGTTGTCTTTCAGAACATCAACAAGGACATGATTCATGTTGTTCATGTGAGTTTGTGCCAATAGGAATTGAGAGTCAACACCAATCTCTTTCTTTAACTGTGCGATTAACTTAATAGATGAGTTTGCTTGTCCTATTAATCTAGTCGCATCAGATACAAAGTCAGGGGTTATCATTCCATCATTCTCCTTCCTTTCCTCCAGTTCATTCAAATAACCTTCAATCCTACGCACTATTCCTTCGGCGCTTGTCAAAGTATCAATCGACCTTTCTCTTGCCTCCTCTACCTCTGCTGCATCTCTTGGGTTGTATTCTAAATGTGCCTCCATGTGATTCATAACTGTGCCTTCGGGCCAGCCATGCTTCGCCTCAAGATAATCTGGAGTGACTTCTTCTGCTACTAATTGCCTCTCATAGTCAGCCCTATCCTTATGGTCGCAGAAGGGGCAACCACCATCTAAGACCCAACGGAGAACATCTATAACAAACATATCGTTCTCATTGTGTAACCGTTGTTCTATCTCAATTCTCGATTTCATAGTTCTCCTCCAGATAATATTCTCTAGCCCCCTTAGTGGGTTGATGGAATGGAATCTTACGCACCCTAAAGACGTAGGCTACGTCTCTGGGTTGAGGACAAATGCGGGAAGCGCACAAAGAATAATGTCTCTTCTTAGTGCCGTTACTATCTCTTCCGTGTCGCTTAGTCTTCGCTTCTGCTATAATTGTTTTAATAGGCTTGGGGTTATCAAAACTCGCGTTCTCTTTCAGATAATCTATGACAGCAGGCCACCATGCGGGATGCTTTCTCTGTGATTTCTTCCAGCCTTTAGCCATATTATTTACTCCTCTAAAGTGCAGTCGTGACAATAAGTATGTCCGTCTATATCGGTTCTCATCTCATCCATGTCACAGGCTACACATCTTTTAATATCACAATGCCAGCACTCATGGACATCTTTATGTGAACCACAGGAATGACATCTATCTGGCTCGTTCTCCTCCTCTTCTATAAGTCGCTCAAGATATACGCAGAAATCCATAGCCTCTTCTTGGGCGTGCTTTAACCATTCAAGTTTAGACAAGTCTTCACGTTCCATAGTAGTGCCATACTTTGCTTTACCCTTTAATGCACGTGCGGCTATTTTAGCCATTACTCTTTTCTCTATTCTACTCACGCAAACTCTCTCCTTGGTGGGGGCAACCACACTTTAGAATAAATGCTACGCCACCTTCTGCTTCGTAACTTGTAACCCTCTTCTTACAATGGAAGCATCTTAATTGAAAGGGCGGGGTCATCAGTCTTCCTCCGTTAGCGGGCCTATCCTACATAGTAGTCCTTTCCTACCTCTCCTATTAGTGTTTGGTTCAAATTCTTTATACCATCCCTGTCCTTCTAAGTTCTCGATAACCCAGCGCTTGGCGCTTTGGTAATCTCCTTGTGTTATCATACGCGAAACTTCCTTTAACAGTTGTGACTTCGGTAGGTCTTGTTTCCAGAATGTGCTACGAATCAGTTCAAGGTCTGCGTCCATCACACGCCTCCTCTGCTCAAGCGACTGGGCAAGAATCTTCTCAAGAGTATCATCCATAGTAATGAGCAAAGGAACACCACCATGCCACTCCTCTTTCATCATGTGATACCCAATAGAAAGCCTGCGAAATAGGTCAGCCTCAAAAGACCTAACATCAGGTCTGTTAATCCATTCACCTATGTCATCATCGAAGATAACACCAGTAGGTGGATTCGCTAGAGCGTCTTGCATCCTCTGTCTTAACCAATGTTTTATCTCAAATGCTTGGTTAGCCAAGTGTGTGCGCTCTTCAATTGTCATGTTGGATTGCTTGTGCTGGGCCTTCTTGTATAATAACTCTTTTTCTGGACTCATCTCGATGTCTATAATAAAGAATCTTCTATCTAATCCAGAGTCTAACTCAAATCTCGCTGGTTGAGTCCCAGCCCACACAGTATAACGGGTAGTGTATCTAACCCATCCATTGCGAAGCGCTTTCTGAACTCTCCCGTTGTCAAGAGAAGTGAGCAATTGGTTCTTCATATCCATGCTGTGGTCTTTCTTGGAGGCATCGGACATTGAGGAGAATTCCTCAAAGCCAAGAAACCCACCGCATAGACTCCTAGCCAACGGCTGCCCTACGATTTCACCCTCTTCATCTACTGAACCGAACATACCAGCCTCAGTTACGGAGTTTGGCCCCATCATAGTGTTGAAGCCCTGCCCCATATCTACATACTGACTGTGTAGTAGCCCTGTTCCCTCTGCTAAGAACATCATTATCATTACCGACTTACCGCTACCCTTTGGCCCCCTTAGCATCAGGTGTATGCGCGTATCAGGTAATTGAGACATCGGTGTATAGAATGGCATATTGTTGTGACGTAGGGGACAATTCTCAATGACGAAATCACCCTCTTCTATGTAAGGAGAATTAGGGTCGAAGTCACACCTACTACACTTGTTAATGCAGTTAAATATGTGACTGCCTATCGAACATAGAAAAATAGGTATCTTATCTTCCACATCAACGTAGTGATTCCCTCTAGCAAAGGAAGTAATCTCATCAAAAACTTTCATTCCTCAAACCCCGTCATATCAAACTCATCTTGTTCGTCCTCTAAGTCAATTCTTACGAATCGCTCATCTGCTAGATGCTTTAGCGCCTGTGTCATTTCTCTTAAGGCTTGCGGGTCATACGGTAATTTATAGTGTGTTTGAAGGTGATTTAGTAGGCTATCGGCGCAGTCTACGTCTAGTAATACAGGGGATGGACTGCCTAGTAAAACTTCCGCTAGTCTAGCCTCATGCTCAAAGCAGAAGTTACAGAAAAGGTCACACCAAATCCATACATTAGGTGCTAAAGCAAACTCTGGTTGCATCAGTAGAGTTTCATCTATACCAAAGGCAGTTTTTATCTCATCCTCCGCACTAGCAAAATCGAAAGTGGCGACATGGCCCGCTTCAAGTTTTGTGGTGTGCTGGAAGTCTGGGTGCATAGCGAACAGGTTACTTGTCATATATGTTAATTTATTTACACCGTAATGATTTAGAATAAGAATTATATCTCTAACGATAGGATAAGTATACAACCAGTTCACATTGCTTTGGGCTGGGTTTGGTGAAATCGTCACAGGATGCAGTTTAGGGATTCTTAGCACCCAAAACCTATCTCCGTTGGTTGAACGGGTTTCGTATAATCTGTAACCTACCCACGCTGGCGTAGGGATGAAGTTTATCTGTGGGACTTCCATTAACTTACCGTATAAACAGGCTATTGGTTGCGCGTCACCAATAATTGCTTTACCTGTTAGAGCAGTAGCGCTACCATGTTCTTCTTGATGGTAAACTATCAAGTGGGTTGGCTCTACTTCTGGCTTCTGCACAGTCCAGATGCAATCAACGTCCATCCGTGATTCATGTATCTTCGCCAAGTAATTCCCTCCTTCTTTTTCTGTATAAGTCTATGGCGAAAGACGGCAGCGTTTTTTCGTAGTTCTGCTGCGTGTGTCTCTTACCAGCAATCTTCTCTATGACATCATTGATAGGCACGACCTCATAGAGCGACACGACACGCTTTGAGCCAGTCATCCCTACCTCTCTACGTTCCCCCACCTTATTGAAGAAGTGGGACACCTTAAGGGTCTGCGCTATCTGATTCATAGTCCACGACCTGCGACTCCTCCATCTCGGTTCCTTTCTATTATTATGACCCACCTTGTAGTCTGTCATTTGATTATTCATCCAGTCGTAAATCTCAAAGGTAGACATCGAACCCTCCTCTGCTAACTTGGGATAGAGAACTTCATGCAGCGCTTTGCTACCAGTATTACGCGCCATGTATTATCCCCTCCCTATCCGCATATAAATATTACATTCTTTTTTTACATTCTCATTAATTCAGAATTAAAAAACCGTGATACTGCGCCCCTATTCTTTATTTGTTTTATTTCTTCAAAGGTATTTTAGATAGACTCCTTATTATATCTCTAAAATACTATTGAATTAATTGAAGAATTACAGAAAGTGGTATACTGCGAGCCTCTTTTTTTGTTTTCACCCCTCAACCTTTCTGAAAGAATTGAGAAACCAAAGATGCTGTATCTTGTCCCACTCTTGGTCTGTCATTTTTCCTCTCTTCTTGTATCTTACATTAGATGTTATTCTTCTATACTCACTTGTCATATCTGTTATTACAGCATCTAAATTAGCGTATAGAATATCTCTCTGTAAGTTAGTGAGATTCCTGACGAATCTTTTTAACGGTCTCATCTGGACTAATCCATCATCCACTTCCTTGAACAATCTTATCTCCACCTTGTTTGGTTTATGCCTTCCTTTCTTAGTAAGTTTATCCGTTATCTCAACAAACATATCATCATGTATTATTCTAAGAACGCTACTTCTGTGCTTTCTTGGCGTAGTGCCAGCAGATACTTTAACAGATTTACCAATCTTGATGAAACTCTCCCAAGAGTCAACCCTAATCTTACCTTTAAAGTAGCGCACTATCTCCTCATGCGCTAGGTCTTGTATTTCTGTGGTGTGCTGCACACCTACAATAACACTTTCTTTAGAGTTACTTTTTTGCACCCAGACTCCAAGAGTTCTATCGTTGTAGTCTAACAGGTAATCTTCCACTATCTTATAGACGCTAAAGTAGTCTAACATTTCTAGGAAGGTTCGGTAATCTATCTCTGGGTCGAAGTTTCTAATCAAATCCCATAGAACTCTTCTATCAATTATAGTAAGTGTCTCCTTCTTGTATGAAATAATTATTATCGGTTGTTTCAGTAAGATAGAATAACGCTTGTTATGTTCCTCATCTCTCCTATACTCGTAGCGAAATGCCTGCGCCTCTTGTATTTCCATGTGCTTGACAAATAACTCTCGGTAGCGTGGCGTGCCATCGAACCCAACGAAATGCCCGTCATCGTTGAATAGCGAAGTGCTAGAAGTATAACCCGACTGTGGCATTCCATTCCTCCCACCATTCGGCGTTTTCTTCCTTGTCCCTTCTAATCCACAGGCTGAAAGCCTTCATGGTAAGGCCGAAGTCATCACGTGTCTTATGCGTGTATTTCTTTGGCCCGTCTACTCCGAACCACTTGTAGGCTCTCCTCAGTAGTTCTTCTGGGTTATCCGCTAAGGTCTCCACTTCTTCCTCTGTGATTGGCCCTGTGTTTTCCCGCATTATCTTCTCCTCCTCTTACTTTCTACCCAAGTTACAAATCTTTCTTTATCTGTTACTTTAAATGCCTTCACCTGATTGTGATTGAATTCTCGTCCTCTGTTTAGAGTAGATGTCTCGACTCCTTGTGCGCCTCTTAGTAATTGCGAAATAGAATTGTTAGAGTAACCTGCGTTACGATAACGTCTAGTCTTTCTGTATTGAGTTTTTGCCTCACCGAGTTTGGTGTTGATTTGCTCTGCACTTAGCGGCTCAGGAGAGTTCAGCAGAACTTGACTTATCTGCTTCCTAATCTGGTAGCGTCCCTTACGTCCGTTTGGCATAGTCTACCCACTCCTAGTCCGTTTATAGACCTTTTTATTCCTCTCAGTATAGCGTTTTTTTGCTGCAAAATATTCTTCCCATGTCTGGCTCATCAAATCACCCCGAATACTTTTATTGTTATCATAGCCGCTAGAATAAGATTTACACCACCCATCACAGTTCTCCAAAAAGCCATGACTCCCATGTGGTCGAGATACCATTTTTCACTCATCTTGTTTTCCTCTCCTATGCGCTGCGCTTCAAATAAGTCGCCCCAGTAACCCATTTACTCACTTAACTCCAAAGTTCCATTGTAATACTTACCGTCTATTTTTACTCTTATTCTATAATCAATACCAGAGAATTCATCGTATGCAGAATCGCACTTTACCAGTCTTATTATGTGCGCGTCACCATTTGGTATAACAGGTAATTCTTCGGTCAATCTAACAACCCCAAATCAAAGTGATGCTTCCAAAATTGTATTGCTTCTTTTTTACAGGAGGGGCAGATAAGCACCCCAGTCACGCCGATGGTCTCCAACATGACCCCGTTTGGGTCTCCGGTAGTTCTACAGAAATAGCACATCATACTTACTCCTTCCTTTGTTCTAAGTAGCCAAGCGCTGTATCTCTAATCTCTTCCAGTTCTTCTAACAGGTCTTCTATCTGCTCTCGACTCATATATTGAATCCTATCTATGTTTTTTGTTAAAGAAAAAGTCATAATTATATCTCCTAACAGCAAATCTCCCATGAGCAATCTTCTTCAATCTCTCTATCACATTCTCTGCAATGTAGTTTAACGGTTACGTGAACGGTGTTATCCGAAACATCAACGTCCATATCTACTCCGTAGCCTATGAATTCAAACTGGCATTTTGCGAATTGCCCAGAATCGGAATCTCTACACATCAGTAAATAGCCCCCTCAACATAAACTATCTTACCACACTCTCTGCACTTGATTTCAAACGACACGCACTCTGAGCCACCAACCCACACCTTATCAACCTTTTCTACATCGGTGTCCCATTCTTCATGGTCGCAGGCGGCCTGCTTTTCCTCTACGAACCTTTCCCACTTTGCGTCCGTATCTTCATCTTCGTATCTATGTTCATCCACCATGAATCACTTCCTTTATCTCGTCCTCATCATCTAAGTAATCAGTTATTATATCATCACCATCATAATGTGCTTTCATCCTTAAAACACAATGCCACCTTTCTCTATCTGTCATAATTCGTGGGTCTCTCGCATTTGGGTTTACTTCATCCCATACTTGGTAGAACTCCGCTTCGTTCATGCAGTCATTCAGGAAGAATATGTCGCCAAACGCTACGTCTCCTGTGTTGCAGAAGAAGCACCAGCGCTTGAATCTCCCGTTGTGGGTTTCATTTTTCATCACTTCCCAGCCCATCAGTTTTCCCCCGTCTTTGCATTAACAAACCATTCAAAGATGTCCTTGTCTGCTTCATCAGTTATTGTAAAGATGCTACCAGACCTTAGATGAACTTCTATTATAACTTCCTCGTATGGAACCTTTACAATAGCGGCTATCTCATCTATCCTGATTGTCGATATTCCAGAGTTTGTCTTAACCGTTACCCATTCTTTCGCGTCACTCATATTACCAGTCCTCCGTTGCTATGTTCTTAATCTTTATCTTTCGGGCGCTGTTGCCAGTCCACATACAGTCGATGCCGTGTGCGTTCAAGGTCTCGATTATCTCAAGCCCTATCCTGTCGAAGTCTGCGTCCTCTGAATCAGCGCCCCAGCCCAAGTAGCATTCGCCTCTTGATACTAGGTTCTCGTTATTTTGATTGTGAAAGTAAACATACTTCGTTGCCTCATCTGGGATAGCAGCACAAGCACAAGACATACAGCACCAGAAATTCATGCGAGCAAAGAAACCCTTTCTTCTAAGTTCCACAAATGCTTTTCTCAAGTCTTCTCTTGTAATAGTTCTTTCAAGTAGGTTGAGTCCCTTGAACATTTTTTCTATCTCTTGTCCTTCATCATCATAACGAATACGAGAGGCCCAAAGTGAGTCTTCTTCTGTAATTACCCAAGGGTCTGTCATTATCTAGCCTCCGGTATTTTTTCTAGTATAATCTCTACTATATCGCTGCGTCCGTTTTTGTTTAACATGAATAATACATCATCTAAGTCCATTTTGTATGCCATTTATTCTTCCTCCGTCTTCATTTTTACTGTAATGCCTCTCGCATCTGCTTTGCCTGTTGCGATATTATAACCTGTAATGTTCATACCTAGCCCCTTAAGTAACGTGTAATCTACCCAATGTTGGCGCTCAGTCGGAACATACCAGTCTTTGGTTTTTGTATCTTTGTCTTCACCCCTAAAGATATGACCTCCTGTATCAGTTATCTCATGTGATACAATAGTTATTATCCTATGGTTATGTCGGTTTTGGTATAAGTGTCCGACTATGAATGTTGTTGCTGCGCTCATACTAACAAGTCTCCCACCATTCATCATCTGAAACAAAGTGTAACACTTCATCGTATGGAATCTTCACACCGTTGATTATCAACCATTCTATCTCATTTCCTCTAATGATTATCTTATAGTTAAAAGCCTGTGAGTCATCGTGACTGGTAATGTAAATCCCGCCCATCTTACAGGGAGTCTCAAAGTTTCCGTCCTTGGTGTAGTGGTAATTTGTCTGCCTATCCTTGAACCAGCCTATCATTTGAGCCGCTAAACAGCCCGCACCATTGGCCCTTCTTTGTCCCATGTCGAAATCTTCCGGTAATGGGAAAACTAAACCGCCATGCTTGAGTGAAACTAACTTTAGGAATTCAAGTATCTCATTTCCATGAACCGTAGGATAACCGTCAAACTGTCTGTAGAAAGTCACGATAGGAACTTCTACTTCATTTCCGTCCCAGTCTTCTTGTATCTCTACAATCTGTGTTGTGCTTCTTGTGCCCATGTTTTACCGCACCCCATACCCCTTAATAAAGTCTTCCATTTTTCACACAGCCCCCGCCAGATTTGCTATAGCCGCAGCCGCCGAGAGGCAAGTTGACCCCCAAGCATTTTCTACATTACCAATTCTTCTTAATACCTTGATATAAGTGTCAAAATTGGGTCGCTCGCTAATATCGTAGGGGTTGCCGTCTGAATCGTATTCTATCATTTAATCTACTCCTGTATTTTAACCGCCATTTTAGAATGCTCTGATGATATATCCGCCTGTAGCCTTGATTGGAATAACTGTCGTTCTATCCTGTAGGTCTCGCATAGTTTCAATGTTATCGTAGTCTTGCTGTATCTGTTGAAATGACAGGTATTCTACGAATTCAGAATCAATTGCTATAACATCTAATTCAAGATGCTCTCCCATATCTTGAGATAGGTCGTAGAGATAGTGGAACAGTTCTTCTAGGCCAAAAGTAGTCCAGCCAGCCATCCTACCGCGCTCTTGAAAAGCGTTGACGAAACCGTAAACGCCGATAGTTTCTATAATTGCTATACTACCACCCTCCGTTATCAATTATTGTATGTGCGTATCTGTGCAAGTCTTCCCATGATTCTAAATCACCTGCTTTAATGGTGAAATCATCTAGGTCGGCCTCTGGTTCAAAGATAATGGTTAAACTTACACCGAAAGAATGAGACTCAGGGGTTTCACTCTCGCCACCGTCCGCCGCTATCTCGTAAGCCACGCCGTTATGAATTCCTTCCCATCTCACGCGGTCTCCTCCTTGTTTATCGTGTGCGTTGGGTCGGTGCTTATCTCCCAGCCTGACGGGGTATCGTAGGTCTTGGGGCAAGGCTCAATCTCCGTGTTCATTGGGCGCATCCAGTCGCGGTAGAACTTCCCGCCCTCTAGGGGGGATGGGTTCAGCCATGTCTTCATCTGGTGGTTGCTCGTCTTGTTATAGTAAGCCACTAGTGCCTCATCTATAACCTGCGCCACTTCTGCCGTTCTTTCTTTAGTCATGTGGTGAAATGCAATACGCATTCTCCATAATTGGGGTTCTTGTTCCGCCATAAATCCCAGACAGCATACCCCTTAATAAACCCACCGATTTACCTAGTGTAGAAAGTAAACCAGCATTATTTAAAGTATGTATTATTCTAAGTCTTAGGATAGCGGGTAAAGTAGATTTGCTTTAGCGGATAAAGTAGGTCGGCGGAGGCGCTACCTACAAATTTCTTATCTACAAACCTTATCTACAAATGAAGTTATCTACAAATCACGTGGGTATAAGTAGTTTGCTAAGGGTTTATGTAGTGGTTTTCTTATCTACAAAGAAAAATCCATTGCGTGCGTTCTAAGGCCGGAAAACGAAATCCAGGTCTCAAGGTAGCATCGCCGGGTAGTTCGCGCTCAGATTGCACGCCAGACGATTTGTAGATAACACCTATAAACAAATTTGTTGATAGGTAAGTGTAGATTCTGCACTAATGGTTATTTTTGTAACCTAATGTAATGTATACAGCAGGTGTATTTTGCCACACTTAGTAACTTTTTAGTATTTAATGTTATTTTTGCACGAACTTTACCTTTTACACCAATTTTAATTTCAGATACCTAGTGCCTCTATCACATCAGGTAATTTTTCCTACATCTGGTGTTATAATTACACCGCCTCACTCGGCCCATGTATCTACAAAGTTGTAGATAATAAACTTAGCGGTTTACTTTTTGCACTAACTGTGGGCGCGAAGCGCAAGTGTGATTTCCAACACCTAGTGTAATTTTTGCACCGCCCCCAGGCGCGTAGCGCCTACCTACAAATTTGTAGATAAGGGGGGCGTGGGGTTAATATAGTAGGGGTGCGTAGGGTGAGACATGGCAATTGGCGGACATGGAACCATCAACCACTATACTGACGGTGAAACTAGAATAGTCATTAGACCACAACCTGTATTATACACGTTAAAGGAAGTGGTGGTAGGTATGTGGGACATTGACAAGACGACTGACTGGGATGACGAAGGTAATCAAACTGTTAAACTACACGAAACCCTGTGGCAAGGGACGATGGAGAGATACGGTAACAGGAAGGGTATGGTAGAATACCTATTAATTCACGTTTACGAGAATGCTATCAGGAACCCAGATTGGTGTCCTACAATAAATACTAACTCAAGATATGACGAAATCCCCGATGGGTGCAGAGGTAGAATAGAAGACTTCGTTCTTAGAATAATGCCTACTCTACGTGGAGACAAGCACCCTCACAGGGAGGACGGCTGAAGCGACTCACCAGAGACGGAGGTATTTTGACAGTTATTTTATTTTTCTATTTTATTTTTTATTTTTCACAGATATTTTTCTTTGTAGATAACCTATAACCAAATTTGTAGATAAGGGCTTATCCACAAATTTGTAGATAACCTGGCCGATGGGTTCATAACCTGGTAGGGGGTAGCGGTGGTATGAGTGGCGAAGTAGACTGTCATGCAATACCAGAAGAACTAACTTGTGTCCTCTGTGGTTTACCGATTAAAACAGACTGGGCGGGATGGAAGTATGGGCATAATGCGTTACCTGTTAAAGTAGGTCGAGCCTGTGATGATTGTCAGATTACTGTTATTCTACCTGCGAGAATAGGTATGATAATAGATACAGTAGGGGAGGAAGAATAACCATGATTCCACATCAGGTTGTATGTGATGGGTGCGGGGAGACTCACTTCCTAGATACTATAACAGAAGTAGTAGAATGGATGAGTGCCCACTACGATGCCTGTGATGACCCGAAGGTATACAAGAAACTCATAGTTAATCTAAAAGATAAACTAGAATACGAAGGGAGGTTAGAATAACCATGAAATCATGTGAAGTAGACATTGATGACGATTGCGTTGGTGAGGCAGAATATCTGGTCTTGGGCTTGCACACACGAAGATATTGCTGTGGCCCTTGCCTAGAACACGCGCCGGGCGATGTAGATATTGTTAACATTAAAGTAATGTAGTCAAAAAAACAGTTAAACTAGGTCAGATATTTTAATTTTTATTTTATTTTTCATTTTTTCACTCAAAAGGGGCGAAATTTGTAGATAAGCCCCCAATATACCCAAATTTGTAGATAAGAGCGCTATATACAAATTTGTAGATAAGAGAGCGACAGGTTCATAAGGTGGAGGGTGGTGGTGGTGTCATGGCGAACTACCCAAGAGGGAAAAACACCGATACAATAAACCTAACACCAAGTCCTAGCGGATTCTTCGATATGCTATGGCTCATTGCTACTTCAAGTGAAAATGTAGGAGACAGGGAGTATGCTAGAAGAACGCTTAAAGCAGGTTACATACGTGGTTTAGCAAGTATACCAGATGACCTAGAAGGTAGTATAACAGAAATGACAAGCGGGGAACCAATCGAAGATATGATTCCTGACGAGAGGGAGTAAAATGGCACTATCAAGAAAGCACTTCAGAGAAATGGCGAAGGCTTGCGCTCGCCTCCCTGATGATGATAACAAAACAGTTATTGTAAACACGCTCGCTAAAATAAATGCTAACGCAAACCCCAGATTCCAGAGGGGGAGATTCCTAGCCGCTTGCTATAGGAAGGAGTGACCGTTAAAGTAACTGGGATCGAAATAGTTTACCTAGTATTTTATATTTTTATTTTACTTTTTATTTTTATTTTTTCTTTTTATTTGTAGATAATTTTTTATTTGTAGATAACGGCTATCTACAAATTTGTAGATAGGAGGATGCTGCGATTCTTATCTACAAATATTACCTGGCGGCTTATCTACAAATTATTATCTACAAATCTGAGCCTGCCGCTTATCTACAAATATTCATCCCTGCTTATCTACAAATGGATTCACACTATCTACAAATGGCTCGGAAGGCCCAAAAATGGCCTAAAATAACGGTGACTATAAGTAGCGGTGGCCTCTCACAGCACCTGCCGACTTGTCGGCCTACCGAAATCTGGCTGGGAACAGTCAGAAGAACCCGCGCATCCTGATGCGTTTACAGCCCTGACAAAAAGGGGCTGAGGGGGACTTGACGCAGAAAGACGAGTCGGCGCTCTAAGGAGGAAAAACGAATGGAAAACAGATATGTAGCCATGCGAACCATCCTACTAACCGCCCTGCTTCTCGCAGGGGCCGGAGTAGCGTCTGCCACAGATGACTCTGTGGTGGTCGAGAAGAACGCCGACATTGGGGGCAACCTAGATGCCTGCTCAGAAGATCGAGTGGTTATCACTCAGGCAGCCCTCAGACTGACCGATGAGCCGACTGTGTGCCATCCTAACGCGGACTGGAAAGCCCGTAAGAGGAGGCGCACTCTGGCCGCCAACAGTAAGGCACAGAAGGGGGCGCGAGTCCCCAAGAGCCACAAGCGGAACGGAGAATACCCCATCCGCAAAAACCTGTTGAATCGGCCCGCCGCCATGTCTGTCGCTGGCATTCAGCCAGAGTCAGGGATGAACGCGGAACAAGTGATTGAAGTCACCGGACTCGGAGACTGGCATTGCGAGAAGACCACGCAATATGCCCGAACCGGAGAAGTGTTGACGCTATACAATCAAACGTCTGAGGGACAGTTTGAGGCTGTTGAAATCCCCCAATATGAAGAAGTGGTGAACACCAAAGGCAACCTGCAAAGGCTGACCCGCAGAAGTGACACAAGGGTTCAATTCGGGCCTGTTGGAGACAATTACACCGTCCTCCAGCACTCCGATGCAATCCGAATGGTGCATGATGTGGTTGATGCCCTTGAACTGGACTGGGAGTATGTTGGGACTGTTGATAATGGTCGCAAAATGCACGCAGCCCTACTCATGCCTGATGATGCTGCCTTCGCCCTGCCCGACTTCAATGACGGACAGGAGAAGTTACAGCAATACATCGGTATCACGAACCAGCATGACGGGAAGGGGGCATTCTCCTTCTCGCAGTTCGTGATGAGGATATGGTGCTGGAATCAGTTCGTAGCCACATTGGGCGCAGTCGGGAACAAGGGTAAGTCAGCCAACGCTGATGTGTCCTTCCGAAAGACGTTCAGGCACAATCAGCACATGGAAGCGAACATCGCAAAGTGGTCGCAGGTCATGGCGCTGACAACCCAGCATAACAGGGCTTACATCGAACTGGTGGAAGAACTGCTGGATGTGCCGATGGATATGTCTGAGCGCATTAACTTCTACGTGAACCACTTGGGCCTCAAGGGGCATCAGAAGCGCGTAGAGGCGGACGGAACTAACCCTTACGGGCTATCCACCAAGGGCCAGATAAAACTAGACACGCTGCTAGACTTGGAGACACAGGAACAGAACCAAGTCGGGCGCATGGATGGGACTGTCTGGCAGGCTGTTCAGGTGCTTCTTGACTACTACGACCACGAATACCTCTACGATAAGCAGGGGGACGTTTCCTTGGCACGTGCAAAGGATTCGCTACAAGGTCGGGTGGCAAAGAGGAAGGTGCTAATCCAGAAGTGCGGATTGATGTCCATTCAGGACGAATCAGCATGGAAAGAGCAGGTGTCCTTCCACGCGCACCTAGTCGAGAAGGATGATGACCCAGAGGACGACCCAGAAGCAGAGGAGAACGCGCTTCTGGATGCGGCCCTAGAACTGGCCTAGCCCGGATCGAGTGAGTCCACTTCGGAACAACATAAGTCAGCAGGGGGGGCAGAGAATCGCCGCCCCTGTTGACCCACTTTCTGCGCGGTTTTTTTTCGGTTTTTTCGCATTTGTAGATAAGAAAATCCCATTTGTAGATAAGGATTTTGATTTTATTTGTAGATAAGATTTTTATTTGTAGATAAGATTTTGATTTTATTTGTAGATAAAAATTTGTAGATAAGAGGAATTTTTATTTGTAGATAATTTTTTGGGAAATTTGTAGATAAGAAAATTTGTGTATAAAAATTTGTAGATAAGAATTTGTATGTAATAATTTGTAGATAAAAATTTGTAGATAAGATGGCGTAGCCTAAATTTGTAGATAAGGCTAGTGCTGTAAATTTGTAGATAAGAAGCCAGGTGAAAATTTGTAGATAGCCCGCTTATCTACAATTATTGCTTATAGGCAGATACCCATTCCGCTATTCATGGCAAACGGAAACAAGCCTACGAAGCACAGCCAGAAACCGCCCAGAGTTACCTTCCTGATGGAAGTGACCTTCGATGAGCAGGGTTGCACCCTGCAAATCTTCGATGTGAGGAGGGTCTGAAATGGATAAGGACGCGCCGATATTCCGAGGAGAGAAGATCGAAATTCCTCAGCACATGGTCGAAGACTACCTTCACATTCTGGAACTTGGCTACGGCAACCCCCACAGCCGAAACCCAGATGATACCGAGAAAATAGACGCTCTACGCATCCTCTTGGGCAGAATGACAATCCAAGAAGAGGCAATTCAAGAACTCTGCTCGGAAGTATTCGACAACCCCAACAGACACCCGAAACTCTACGAGAATGAGGAGGATATGAGGCACTACGACCTTAAGCCATTCACCGACCTATGGCTAATGTATGCGAGTGATTCCAAACTCTACGCATCACAGGGAACCCTAACAGACGCAGCACTTGAGGCAGTTAAGGAATACGAGCCAGAGAGCGACATTGAGGCCCGATTTGCCGCAATGGTTCAGAGGGGAGGGGGTTATTGAATGACGGAATTGAGAATTGGTCTAATTACTTCCCGCTACCGAGTTTCCCATCCTCAGATTCGACATGACCCAGAGATGGCGGAGAGGGTCAAGAAATTCTTGGCAGAGAAGCAGAAGGAAGACCGAGATCGAATGTGGGCCAGATTCGCAGAGGAGTTAGACGGACTATTATCTTAGAAATTCTACGGTGGCGGGGGTGTTTCCGTTCAATTTTCCCCCGCTACCAAATTTTTCCAGGCTACGATTTGTAGATAATTTTTGAGGCTACGATTTGTAGATAAGGCCAGAATTTGTAGATAAGAATTTGTAGATAAGAATTTTAATTTGTAGATAATTTTTTCTTTTTTTATTTGTAGATAGGCGAAAATTTGTAGATAGGGGGCCAGGCCAGGATCGGCGGCCAAAATCGGAAAAAAATCCTGCCTGGAAAATCGGCTGAATCCGTCCTTTGTAGATAGGACTATTCATAAGGGGCAACACTATCCCAGAGCCATGCAATCCGGCAATGGAATGTTAGAAGTAGTAAAATTGAACGCAAAAATAGGGGCTGAAACGGCAGCCTTCCTCAGAGAGAACGGCATGGTGCTAACTAGGGCACAGAACGCCATTCTAGTGCCAGAGGAGGCCGCCCACATGATGCTCTCGATTGAGGGGCAGATTCAGGCCGTAAACTGGGCCAGAGAGACCCAGAAGAACGGCCTAACGCCAGCAGAGAGGCCCGACTGCGAATGCGGGGGACACCTGAACGCAGATTACGGCCTATCGGACAGAATTCCGACCTGCTCGCGCTGCCAGACCCCCAGATTCGCGGGGACTCGCTCAATCAGGGAGAAGGTCAGCCAGACCTACGAGCCAAGCCTGTCAGACCACGTAGACGGGTTCACCTTGGTGATTAGGGACGAGCCAAAGAGAAGGGCGCTCAAGAAGACCCAGAGCGAAAGGGGCGGCCCTTGGGAGACCCAGACCCTATTCTGTGGGGCAGCAGTCCGACTAAGGGGCTTCGGGGAACAACTGTGGGCCTTCACAGACAGCACAGGCCGCTATTGCGGTGAGGGGCTTCTATGGGCCTTCGGCGTGTCCCCTAGTGGCATAACGGGCATTGTGGCAATCCACCCAGCCCAGACCGCGCAGTTCGTAGGCAGGGTTCAGATGACAGCCGACCCCTTCGACCTACTAACCACAGTAGACGCACCCAGCGCACTAATCCGCACCTACTGGGGCTAGTCAAGCCAAGATCGAAAGGCTAGAGGAAAACGTAAGGTCTGGGGGGGCAGAAGTCCCCCCAGACTGGGCAGATTTTCGCAGGGTCGCCACCCTGATTTTTTTGATTTTTTTCCCAAAAATTTTCATTACTACGACTTACCCTGGGGCTACCGGGTCGAAAAATTTTTTACTAAATTTTTGAAATGGGCTTTATTAACTTCCAATGCTTGATGTTATTCTTTTTGGTTGTCAGAACTTCGCCGTTTTTCTCACATATACGCATGAATGCACCTACGGAATACCCATTCAATTGAGTCCACTTCGGAGGAACCTTCTTGTTGGCGGCTTCGGCAATTTGTGATGATGTCAACCACTCGCCTTCTGCGAAATAAGAAGACAAAGCCCACTCTATTGCTTCCGCAAATACCGTTCTCTTATTGTTGGGGCCGTGTTTTCTAACCTTGCGGTCTTGTAACTCAAACTTCTTACCAGTTCTCCTATTGCGAGTCTGGCGCTTATTACGCCCACCGTATGGCCCCTTACCCCACTTACCTGCCACGTATAACCCTCCCGCCAAGAGCAGACTCCTTTCTATTTATCTTGTAACTTCCTCCCTGCCATTCCCCCTTCTTCATGGTCTTGAATACGGATGGCATATCTGGAGTCTTATACGAGAACAAATCAATTGCGTGTGCTAGAGCCATAGCACAGTCGTTATGCTTACCCAAATCTATTATCTCTCCATCGCGCCACGCATGACTCTCTAGTTCTTCTAGCACCATATTAACCATTTTCCTTGTTTCATCGTCACCATAGGGAAAACATACTAGTTTACGCTCAAACCAAACCCTCATGCGGTTCAAAAGACCCTGCTTAAGCGTTTTATTACTCACTTTACTCTCTCTATAATCTAATACTGCGCCCTTTTGAGAGATAAGGGGGTCATAAAGGTGCTGAAACCCTGCTGCTTCGACAGCAAAGGGGGGAGTCTTGTATTTCTTACTCCACTCAATCATCATATCGGCCTGTCTGTCTGGAGGGAAGTCATTCCTACGCCACATATCTACGAAGTGAATATATCCTTCATCGTCTTGCGCTAAACATATCATAACGCTGTAGTCTTGTCCCAATCCATGTGCTGGGTCGAACCCAATACCGTATTTTAGACCATCTAACTTCTTAGGAGTCAGAACCGCATCCAGATTTAGGTTGCATCTAGTTAAACTTCTTGGGAATACGCTCGCTTCGTCATCAATGACCTTACACATATACTCTTGAATAAAAGATAACTCTCCCATAGCCTCTTTCTGCTCTAACAGGAAATCTATAGGTCTAAATTCAGGCCATAACTCAATAGCAGTCACATTTTCGGGGTCAGCCTTGTATTCGTCCCAATTCTTGACCGCAGACCAAGACCCACTCTTCCAAGTGTCGTTTTCTAACATCTCAGTATGATACAAGTCATTCATAGACATCGGAGTGCCTACACAATAGATAGAAGTGCCTGGAGAGAGCATAGGAGTGACCTTTTTCCTAAACCAATTCCTCAAACCGTCATAATTCATGTCACCAGTATCGTCTAATACGTCATCGAAGGCAATACAGGCCGGATGCTCACCACGAATCGCAGAACCAACAGATGTAGCCCGAATCCAAGCGCCATTAGTGAATCTTAACTCAAGTTTGTTGCCTCTACGGGTATCTAGGTATTTACTTAACTGAGGGTGTCTTTTCATGTCATCTCTAATCTCTTCAAGCCTTCTAATTGCCAAATCTTTGCTCGCTGAGAATAGCCAGCACGAAAAGGGCTTATCGCGCCACTTTTCAAAGAGACATTGATGTAATAGTTTCACTCTGAGGGTAGTAGACTTACTGTGGTCTCTCGGTGCAATGACACAAACCCTATGGACTTGTTTCCCGTCTCTTTCACCATACATTTCCATCCATTCGCCAATATGTTCTCCCCACGTATAACCAAGCCACTTGTAAAAGTATTCTACGTCAGTTCTCGACCTAGCCATAGAGAAATCAGTTCCAAAAGTCATTATCGTGGCCTCAATTCTTCTTCTCCGCAATAAGGACATTTGCGACCCTGTATTTTAGCAGTTAGCATACTTTTAGCCATCCAACCGCAAGCATTACATTTGGCAGAAGTCCACATATTACTCATGCCCATACTTGTCATAAATCATTTCATTGCAACGAAGACACACTCTAATTTTACTTATAGGGAAAAGAACTGTCCCGCTTTCTGTTGGGAAAATCTTCTTACATACCGAACATTGAATCAGGTAGTCGTAGTGATGCACCATTATTCCACCGGGGCAAACAGATTCCCTATTACTCCTAATTCTTTGTCTACCAAGTGCGCCATCAGACCAGCCCTATTTAGAGTGAAGCCTTTTCTATAGTGCCATTTATCGTGGCCCGCAAGACTAGGTAATTGGATTACCATACAGCCCGCCTTTTCAGTTTGTTTAATGTGATGCAGATGTCCGTGAAACCAAGTATGATGCTCGCAAGCGCCCCACTCACTTCTTGCTTCATGCGACATTAGAGCAGGTAAATCTGCGCCCCTTACTCCGTCACCATGAGTAAACCCTAATAGATTATTACCATAGGTTGTGTATTGTCTTAGTTTCAAGTCGTCTGTAATAGTAACTCTATCACTATTCTCATAAACGGCCTGTAGATAAATCATTAAAGCAAGACTGGAATGCCTATCGTGATTACCACGCATAAAGACTACTTCTACGGGCGCGACCTTAGCAAGCATCTCTATGTGCTGTCTAGCCAGATAAGCGCCATCTCTCAATATTAGGGCGGGGCTACCCGCAGTATCTTGTGGTGTGCCTTTAGTGGTAGTTCCCATATCATTATCGACATGGAACCAATCACTACCAGTTCCTATGATTATCTTTTCTGGTCTACCTGGTAGCCTATCTATTAGATTCTGGGTTTGTTCCATCAGCCTTTGCTGCGCTGTCTCAAGATTGTAAGTTTCGCCAGTTTCATCTTCCCAAGCATCCTTACCATAGTGGAAATCAGTAGGGCTGATAACTACAGCGTATGGGTTTGTATCTTTATCGACATATTGGGCGGTTTTCATCTTTTCTAGTTTAGGGGCTTTGTAAGGCTCTATAGCCAGTTCACTAAACTCGTTCAATAGTGTTTCTCTGAGAAGTCTGTATTTGTCCGCATCTCTTTCAATAGTGCGCCAATACTTTCTCTTAGCCTCTTGTAGAACATTTCTTCTCTTTTCTACTACTGCTTCATCTACTAAATCGGCAATACTCTTAATAGAAATCTCCTCATCAGTAAAAATGTCCATCCCATGAGTCCAACCGTTGACTCGGATATAATTCTGAACCCAGTCTTCAGGAAGAGCGAATTCACGCGCTAACTCATGCGCCTTCATGTTCAAACCTTCTGCCGAGTAAGCACGCTTCATCTTCCTGTGCGTGTCACCATCTACGGCCATAAGTTCGTTACTACCAGCAATTACAGAAATATAGCAATCGCTCGTCTTATCGTAGTATACTTCCATAGAACGCACTACTTTAGGAGAGTCTATCTTCATCTCTCCGCCAGTTTTCTTACGCCAGCGCATTATCTTCAAGCGCCATGCTTCGGAACTTCTACTTGGGTCTATTTCATGTAGAAATCGACCAAACTCAGAAACACTAGTAAAACTCTTAGTGTTAGCATACTTCTCTATTAGGCTGTCTCCACCGCTACGGTAAGTCCCCATTGAACAAAGGGTGTTTCATACCCCTTATTAACATTCGCACGAATTGTAATTCTTTCAGTATGTTCCGTATTTAGTAACAAAATTACAGGCTTGCAGTATAACGGTTTTTTTATTTCTTCAATTATTTCATAAGAGGTTTTAGTTAGGGAACCCTTACTATCTCTAAACTACCTTTGAAGAAATTAAAAAAATTAGCAAAAATAGAGCAATATAACGGTTTTAAACTGAAAAAAAGCCGAAAAAATACAAAAAGAATGAATACGAAGGTTAAAGAAACAAAGGAAACGTGGATTAGACATGGCAGAGCGTAGCATCTTGGATAAAATGCTTGGTCGAAACAAAGAACAGACCGTAGCGGCACGAATTCCAACAAATAAGACGTTTCAGGTGGCGGCTGGTATACCTGATATAGTTAGAGATACAGAAAGGCTGAACAAAGACTCAAATTACGACAGCGAATTTGATATGTATGATTTAATGCTTAAACTAGACCCAGAACTAAACGGGGCAGTTAGAGCAGTTAGCCTAACAGCAAATAACTTTGAGATTAATTACGACAAAGGACGTAACGCACGCATAAGGAATGCGGTTCGTGATTTAGTAGAAGAAACTCTTGATTTCGATGACATACTAATTAACGCTATGAGAAATCTCATGGTTTACGGTAACGACATCAACAAGATAGTAGGGAAGCAAGGAGTAGGCGTTACAGACCTACAAAATCTCCCCATTATGCAAATAAACATTGTAGATGAGAGGGGCGGTCTTGGTTCGTATTTCGTAGCAGATAAAGATAATCCAGTAGTTAAGCCAGTAACCTATATGCTTAGGGAGGCTACATCTTACGAGAAGGCCATACCCGCAGAGGAGATAATGCACATTAAAATTGACTACAGAAGCAATTGGTTTGTAGATAAGAAGGGGCGAAAGACCTACGGCGTTTGGGGTGCGTCCCGATTCTCGGCGCTTAAGCAGGCTATACGCATGAAGTATAACTCTCTGAATAACAGGTTGTCCCTAGAGGATAGTATGACAAAGCAATATATCACAATTGACAAGTCAGCCATAGAGCATATCCAAGACCCTGCCGAGCAGTATGACAGGCTTAATACTATAATGAATGATGTAATATCTCTGTTTGAGGGGCTTAGGGGAGACCAGATTCCAGTATTGCCCCACTATGTAGAATTACATCACGTAGACTTAGGTAATTCTCTTCCTAACAGCGCAGACTTTTTAGACAGCATAAATGCTGACATTGCTGCCGTTCTTCAAGTCCCACGTGTAGCAGCAGGGCAAGAAAGAGGAAGCACATTCGCTGCCACTTACAATGCTAATATGTGGGCAGTCCAAGCCATCAGCAGAATGCACAAAGTTTTACAGCAGGCTTGCCGTGATTTGTTTTCCATGCACTTGACACTACTAGGCATAGAGCATAAAAAGTCAGAATTGCCGACCATAGAATTTGATGCTATGGATAGCGAAACACCGCTTAATATTATGCAAAGGGCAAGCATGGGCTATGACTCAGGCATTTTAACACTCAATCAGGCACTTGAAATTCTGGATTTGCCAGCCGCAAAGAAAGAAGATGGGGAAAAGAGGAAAGAAGCGCCAGACCCCACGATAAACGAGTTACCACCTGAGAATTCGCAACCGGGGGCAGAGAATGAGCGACCAGAGTGAGCAGAACATTATCCAAGAGTTAAATGCTCGATTCCAAGAATTGCGTGCCTTAATGATTACAATAGGCTCAGTTATAGCCATGCTTCTAGCCGGATTAAATGAAGTAGGGTTTATACAGTTTGCCGTAGATAGTCTTGTAGACTGGGCCGAAGACGACCCAGATAGAAATCCTTACATTGATTCTTGTGAAGAAGATTGGGAAATGGTAGCAGACCACTACATAATAGAGACAAACGTTCTGTTTTCCATACATCTACTAGATTACGCTTGGTGCAATTCTATACACACTATAAATTATAATGTTAGTATGGACGGTAAATCAAAGGCTGGAGAAAGCGCCGAATTTAGGAATGAGCATCAGTTTGTAGTCACTATAGAAGACATTAGTGAAGGAACGCATCGTGCGTATATAGAAGTATGGAACGGCTCAGTCTCCTTATTTGAAAGTAAAACAATAGACTTTGAGTATGATTATATGGAAATGGAGAGTGCAGTATATGGTTGCACTAACACCACAGCATTAAATTATAATGAGTCTGCAACCCATGATGACGGAACTTGCGAATACCCCCAAGAGGAAGAGGAAGTTACGGATGATTGCTATGCCTATTTCTACGATGTGTTTTCCTATTGGAATGAAACCAACGAATCGCTCTACAACGAGTTTGATGTAGACTTTTCTTGTATGGCTAATGTTACGGTGTTTGTGACAATAGACGCTTATGATTCCTTGAATGAAACTCTGTTATATCATGTAGAAGATAACTTTACAACCTATCATCAAGAATGGGATTACCAATATCTTGATTTCTATGACAAGCCCTATGAAGCACCACTAAATACTCATTACCAAGTATATTATAATGAGACTCTACAAGATGAGGCTTGGTATAGGGTAGAGGCATGAGGAAAAGCACTTTGGTCTTTATCAAAGTAGGGTTTATTTGTCTTGGTTCTATGGTTGCTTTTTTCATTGCTGCTATGTTAACCACGAATAGTTCATAAATCACTTGCAAACTCAAGTGTTTATGTCGTGCGGATGCGATTGTGAAACAGAAGCAGAAGCAAAAGAGTTTGTAGAAGAGGTTTCTGCCTTTACAACGTGTGAGGCTTGTGAAACAGAAGCAGGGTGCAAAGACGACAAATCTTGTTCCAAAGGTAGTTACAAAGCAGAAGAAGAATACGAACCCGTTATTTGTGAATCCTGTGAAGGCGCTTTTTTGAAATGCCCGCCAGGTGAAGAACTGGTAGAGGGAGAGTGCAGAAAGGTTGCTGTAACTCTTGAACTAGATATTGATGAAGTAGAGGCAGTAGTAGAAGCCTCTACAGGTAATACTATTATAGAAATAAGGGGCGTGGCATTTCACGAAGGCGTAAACAAAAACGGCTGGTCTTTGACTTCTGCTGGTGCTAAGTCTCTAATTCATCAGATGGAGGGTGCAGATGTCACTCTTAATCACCCAGAAGCCTCAGAGCATGGTTCTGGGTTTACCCGTAACATGGATGGGGGCGTAGAAGAGGCAGTAGTAGGTTACATCAAGTCTGCTTCTTTCTTTACAACCCAAGATGGCTATGAGGTTAGATACGTGGCTCATGTAGTTAGGCATGAGTTATTTGGCAGTTTAGAGTCCGGCTTGTGGTCGAGAGACGACTATGGTGTGAGCATCGGCGGGTCGGGCATACCAATCGAAGCAGATGAAGAAGGTATAGTCTTTGGTGAAGATTTTACTTTCGACCATCTTGCCATTGTTCACAGGCCCGCTTACGAGCGTGCAAGTATAGAAAGTGTGCGTAGAATTGAAAAACCAGAGGAAATTCAAGCAACCTTTATATCTCATTCAAAAGGTGAGGAGGATAACCAAGAAGTGGTGAGCGCAATGACAGAGACGGAAATTGTAGATAACACGAACTTAGAAGCAGAAATAGAGGCTCTAAAGGCTGACCTAGTTCTCGCATCGAGCAGGGTTGCCGAGTTTGAGGCAGCAGAAGACGCTCGCATCGAGTCAGAGAGGGTCGCTCTTGTAGAGCAGGCTTCCGAAATGGGTATGTCAGGTCACGATGACCTACAGGCAGACACCATTCGCAGCCTGATTGCATCATGGGAGGCTTCCCATCCAGAGCCAGCCCCAGTAGTTATGGAAGAAGTTACCAGCGAGCCTTCTGTTGAAGAGACTCCAGTAGCAGCCTCCGAAACTCCAAGGTCAGTAGTAGCCAACTACCTAAACGGTAAGATTGTAGAGTCCGATGAGGGCATCTACGAGAGGGCATACAACGCTTGGGCAAAGGCATGGAACGGAACACTCGATAGGGACGAGGACGGATTGAGAGCCAGACCCTACTCAGAGATAAAGGAGATGATTTGAAATGGCAGCACTAAATGAGACAAGGAATTGCGCAGACATACAGGAGACTTTTGACGGTCAGGGTTACTTGGTAAAGTATCACGCAAACGGCATTCTAAAGACGGCGGCTGTGGATGACAACCCAATGGGAGTTACCGCAGCAGAGTCCTCAAGGGACGCATCAGGCTCTTTGGAGGCAGCAGGCACAGGAACAGTAGCAGTTTACCCACTATCTGGAATTGTTTACGTCAAGTGCATGGGAATTGCATCAAACGTCACAAAGTTCGGACTTCCTCTATACTGCGGAACTACAGACGGCTACGCAGATGATGATTCTTCCAACTCCGCTACCCTAATCGGCTACTACGCCGGAGAGGACGGATTGACGATAACGGCTGGCGATTTGGTTCCAGTCTTCGTGGTGGGGCACAACTGAGGTGATGATGAATGGCAAATGATACACTAGATAAGATACTAAACGTAGAAGCAGCAGACGGGCCTTTTTCGGTTCCAGATGCAGTCCTTGAGCAGACTCTAAGAGACTTCATCCAACTACAGAGCAACACTATCGCAATAGCAACAGACTTGGTTGGCGTAAGGTCAGTCCCTTGGCTGGAGTTCACTTGGTATACCGGAGTTAACGGAACTTTCGACTACCCGCTAGACGATGTGGCCCTAACTGACCCAACCAAGGTCGGAACGGCTAACTACACGACCAAGTTAGAGAAGGGACAGGGTAGAGTCACCTTCCTAGACGCTGTAAGACTACGAGGCGAGACTTGGGAGAACATCGACAGGCAGCAATTGGCTATCGTCCGAGCAAGGGCAGACAAGATTGACAACAAGATTCTAACCGACCTAATGGCTGGCGTTGGAAACACCGATGTCGCAACAGGTGGCGGAACTTCAAGGTGGGGCTTGAGTGCCGCAGACGAAGAAGGCAACGTCCTTACGGCTATGGATGCAATCTTCGCTAACGGAAAGGTTAGCGGTAACGAGCCTCTAGCCCTTGTCGCACCAGCAGACAAGAGAAGCGCACTTCTCAACACTACTCTTTACGGAAACGTTGTTGAGTCCCTAGCAGACCACTTGGCTAGAATCGCATCCCTGCGAATCTACTACACCAGAGACATTGGTGCTGGTAGCGCTATGGGTGACGATGCTCTTCTTATGGTTCCAGGCGCTGAGACGGCTGAGTTCTTTACCTACAACGGTGAGGGCTTCCAAGAGACTGAACTTACCAGAATCCCCGGCCTTGGTTTCGACTGGATGCTAACTTCCTACATGGGAAGCGTTGTTCACGAACACCAAGACGGTGCAGCAGCAGGTAAGAACAACCGCATGGTGAAGATTACGACTGTAAGGTGATTAAGTGGCCGCTAAGACGGCTAAGAAAGCCACAAAGAAGAAGGCGGCAGCAAAGCCAAAGTCCCCTTCTAAGGCTTCACTTGTAAAGTCGCTTAAGGAAAAAGGCATTGAAGTCCCAGAGGGCGCAGTCATAGCAGACCTACAGCACAGACTAAAGCATTGGACGGGCGATGCAGGTTACAATGTTAGGTTGCATAAAGGCGTAGGCCCAAAGTGGGAAGGGCATCCTCTTTCTCTTCTAAGTGATAGGAAGGCCATGTATTGGTTGCCTGCATCTGCTTTTGCTGATGAGATTATCCGCACACGTTTGGTTCTAGTAGTTAAAAGGGGTCTACCTTTAAACAACGCTCTTGTCATAGATGTGCCTGTAGACTACGGTGGAGATGATGGCAGTAACGACAGCGCAGATTCGTGATTTGCTCAATAGGCCCAGAGGACTTACAGAAGCGACTATTAGTGAATATATTACTATTAGAACGGCAGAAGTCAATAAGAAGGCTCGCGGCATCAAGTATATTGATGCTACTAATGCAGTCACCGACACCCTCAAAGAATCTGCTATTAAGTTTTTAGTATGCACCGATTGTTTGAGGGTATTAGTAGATACAATTCATGCTATTGTTCCTGAGAAAGAAAAGGGCGCACAGGATATTAGATTTGCTGCTCAGTTAAAGTCTATGGAAAAGCAGGCACTAGAAGCAATTAGAGCGATAGAAGAGAAGGGTGGAACTGCGTTTAAGGTCAAGGCCACTACAACTAAGGTTGGTGGCACTACGAGTTCGCAGTTAAGCGGTAGTTTGCACACCCTATGAATTAGGGTGTAAATATGGCAGATTATTTTTGGAAAGCGGTAGGCTCTTCTACAGACCCTACTGTTGCAGGTAACTGGGTAAACTCTAGCGGTGTAGCATACGGAAGCGAACCGGATAGCGATGATATTATCCATTTTACAAGCGGTGGTAATAAACCCTGTAATTTTACTAATCTAACTAAAACTTATGCTGGTATGCAAATCCATAGTGATATAGATACTGGGACAGGCGTTACTCTTGATAATACAGATATTACTTTATCTGGTGATTTGAAATTTTACGGAAGTAATATACTAACAGTAAAAAATGATTCTACTATAACATTTACAGGTAGTTTTGGGAATGCACCAAGAGTCTACTATCCAGAGGGTTCAGATTGGGAACCAAGAAACGGTGTGTTTACAAATTCTTCTTCAAGAAGTAACTTAACTATAATATTTAACGGAAGTGGTAGCACTACCTTCGTGCATGGTATTTACCCTAACATCACATTTACTGGTGGTAATTTATCCCCTACTGCTCACACTTCTATTACAAATAATTACAGTAAGGCATCTATCTTAGATTTTAACTTAGGTGCTAATTGTAATGTTCAACCTTATTCTTCTGGCGCTACAAGCGAAAATGATTTAGATTTACACTTTTCCATAGAAGGTGAATTAACTCTTACAGGAACTTCTTTCAAATGGGGTAAATGTATCTTTGAACTTGCACCATACGCAGCAAATAAACCATTTCCTTTTGATGGTAATATTGCTAACTTTGGTGGGGGAACGCCAAAGACGTTTAGAGCAGAATACTATGATTTGAGAATTATACCCAGAGGGGGAAGTAAAGAAGGATATTTTACTTTACCTACTGGTGCTATTATCAACTGTAACTCTTTTTATTTGTTGGATAATGGTAGGATATATGGGTCATCTTCTGGTGGTGGCGCAGAAATACATTGTGTAAGAAAGCCGGATATTAAAGGAGACTGGAATTTCCAACAAATATCAAAAACAGTTTACAGAACAATAGGGGCAAAGCCCTTACTTGGAACTCCTTTCGGTGGGACTGGATTAGGCGATATAGGAACTTCGGGACAAGTTCTTGCTGTTAAATCTAATGGAACTGAATTAGAGTGGTCTTCTACCGCAGGCGGTGGTGGCCTTAGCACATTAGATGTAGTAGCAACGGATAGTGGTTATACTTGGGGAACAAATGATATTACCACTATTACTAATCTAAAAGTAGTCGCTGGTGCGAATGTTACTCTTGCGACTGATACTACGAATAAAGCATTAAGAATTACTTCTACTGATACAAATACTACTTATAGCGCTGCTTCTACTAGCGCTGCTGGTTTAGTCACCGCATTACCTAACCCACACGGAGGGAAATTTCTTAGAGGCGATAATACATGGGTTGTTCCCCCCGATACTGATACTACATACACGGCCTATGCGGGCGCAACTTCGCCCGGAACCGCCGCTTTAGTCCCTGCAAGAGATAGCGGAAGCACTACTACCAAATATCTTAGAGAGGATGGAGATTGGGTAGTCCCTCCTGATACTGATACTAACACTACCACTACTGCTGATGTTCTAGCAGCACTTAACGCAGATTGGGGGGCAAGCAAAACCTTTGGGACGCAATCAAATGATACCGCTACATTTAGTGGCCCAATTACTTCTACTGAGGGGACAATTACAGGAATTCTTTTTGGCACATCAGCAGATAATAGAATAAGATTTGATGAGTCTAATGATAGAATACATCTTGAAACAAATGCCACTACAAGAATGAGTTTTTACAATGATGGCACAGTAAGCATGACAGGGAAATTAAATGTAGACCAATTAGCCCTTGATGATAAAAGTATAACGGTTCATCCCTCAAATCATAATACCGCCGGACAAATTCTCACAATAAGGTCTGGAGATACGACTGCCGGAACAACTGATAACATAGCGGGCGGAAATTTAGTTTTAGCGGGCGGTGCTGGTAAAGGAAATGCTGCGGGAGGAAAAATAGTTTTCAAGGTTGCAGATTCGGGAACAGCAGGCGTAAGTGGCTTTCCCCTAAACCCTAAAGCAACCGCTATGACAATTAACGCTAATAAAAGTATTACAATGGAGTCTCATTTGACAATAGATGGAAATCTTACTGTAAATGGGACTGAAACTACAGTAGATACTGCTACTTTATCGGTGGAAGACCCCCTAATAATATTAGCAAGCGGTAATAGTTCTGCTGATAGTATTGATATTGGTTTTTATGGATTGTATAATGCAAGTTCAACTCTTAAGTGGGCAGGTCTTTTCCGTGATGCAAGTGATGGTAAATTCAGATTATTCAAAGATTTAGAAGCCGAACCTTCTACTACAGTAAATACTAGCGGGACAGGTTATGCCATAGCGACTTTAGTAGCAAATCTTGAGGGAACAGCCTCTAGTGCTACAACGGCCACTACTGCTACAAATGTAGTTATTACAGATAACGAAAACACCGATGAAGATAACGCAGTAGTTTTCGTTGCGGGCGCAGACGTTGATGGCTCTACAAGTGCAGGTTTAGAGTCTGATGGAAACCTAACTTACAACCCATCCACAGGACAATTAAGTGCTACTAAATTTGCAGGTGATGGTTCAAGTCTGACTGGATTAAGTGGTAATGCTACTACAAGTGCTGTGACTGTGCAAGCAAGCCCCGATGATGAATTCAACTTAATACCCTTTATCGCAGATGCCGCTACTGCTTCGGGCAACCATGCTTTAGAAATGGATGCAGGCTTAAAATATAATCCCTCTACTAATGATTTTTTAGTAACGGGAATGTCACAAAACTACTTTACGACTACTGATTCTTTGAGAAAAGGTTTTGATAGTAGGGTCACTCAAACAGGCACTTCATGGACGGGAAATTCATCGCTTACAGTAGGGGCGAGATTTAGGGCCATACAAAGTGGGGCTGTTGCATCGGGCGAAACTTCAACTATTAAAGGAATTGAAGTATTAGCGGAAGATGGTGTAGGCGCGACTAACGTTGGAGTTTGTAATGTTCTTGGTGGGACTATAGAAGCCATAGGCACGCAAGACGGAAGTGGTGCTACAACTGCTACAGGATTAAAAATTACTACAAGTGGTGCAGATACCAACTATGGTTTGATTGTAGATGGTGGTAAGGTTGGGGTTGGTGTCTCAAACCCATACGCAAATCTAACAGTAGATGGAAACCTCTTAGTTTCCAGTTCGGGAGATACGGCAGACCCGAAGGTGGAAGGCATATTGCATCGCATCACAAACGCTTCCAATGACAACCCCGACATGGAGATATTCTTCGTTGAGAATCATGGTCTGGGTTATGGTTTCCGTATGCAGTATGACGGCACTAACAACCGCATGAGATTCTTTACTCACGACAATAATACAAGTGGTTCAGAAGTAATGAGGTTCAACAGGGCGGCGGCAGGTGATATTTGGTTAGGGCCAAGTGGTAGTAAGGTAATCATTGGTGCGACTACTTCGCCTGTATCTCTTTTACATCTTGAGAAGACTGCTTACGACTTCGACTCGTCACCCGAAGATGGCGATTTCCATCTCATGCTCAAAGCCACAGAAAGTAGCACCACCGGAGATGCACTTTCGATTGGATTCGCTCAAACGAGTGATGCTACGACAGTAGGTGCGAAGATAAGCCACCTTGTCTCCGGCTCATACTCAAGGGGTCATTTGATATTCTCAACCAACAATACGGCTTCCGGTGGAGATACAACCGAAGAGAGAATGAGAATAACAGATGCGGGTAATGTCGGAATAGGCAATACAACTCCATCTGCACCACTTGTCATAACTGCTGATACAGACGGTGGAGATACAGTAAGAATAGAAGGGTCTGATGCTAACGGAAACCTATCAACTCCCGATTTAGCCCTAGTTAGAACGAATGGCTCACCTGCCGGAAACACTTGGTTGGGGCACATACATTTCAAAGGTATGAATAACGCTTCGGGAACAAACGAAGAAATCACTTACGCTTCCATAGCGGGACAAGTAGACGCAGGCACAGATGGGTCTGAAAAAGGTAGGTTGAAATTCTTTACTATGGTTTCTGGGACACATACACAAGTATTGACAATTGATGAGAATAAAGTAGGTATAGGGACAGGCGACCCGGCATTTCCATTAGACGTAAGTGGTTGGATTTCTACTACAGATGGACTTGTGCATACTGGAGATACTAACAACACCATTCAATTTGATACTGATATTCAGAAATTTAACACCGGAGGGTCTACAAGACTGACAATAAATGATAAAGAAGTAAAGTCACACGTAGAATTGCGAGGAAATGATAACAGACAATGGACTCCTAACTCATACACATTAGGAGTCGCTAATGGAAGTAACGCAAACAAGTGGATTAAGGTTTGCGAGTGGGTTATGGATGGAACTAACTATGATTCATTCTCATTCCATGCAAAGGTCACTCAAAGAGGAAATGCTACTGATTGGCATGAGTTAGTGATTCGTGGTGAGTTCGCTACTACTTGGTGGACTAAGGATTTCAACATTCATGGGCCTTATGCTTCTGCTTCTCAAGATAACTACCTAATGGTATTCGACCATAGTAGCGGAGGTTCAAACCCGAAGGCAACCCTATACTATCGAAATAGCAACGCTTGGAATAAGAAATATCTGCAAATCATACAAAATGTTAGACATGGGGATAACATTCCCGCTACTTCTTGGACTTGGTATAACACTACAACAAGTTCCACAAACACTCCTACAACAGATGGAGAGACTAACTCTAGCACACTTTCTCCTGACTATTACAGAACAATGGGGATGGGTATAGGCTCAGGCGCAAATGATACACAATATAGAATATATGATGGGACTACTGCAACCCCACTATATCTTGATACGGGCGACCAAAGGGTAGGTATAGGAACGGGCGCAGATGTTAAATCTCCTTTACACATACGCGATACGGGTGATGGTGCAGACCAATGGTCGGGTATTAGAATGTCCGGTGCTGGTAGCCAAACAAGTGAAACAGATTTGAATTCTTATCATAGAATCTTTGCTTTTAGAAAAAGTGGTTTGGCGGTAAGCGGTGGGCAAAGTGGCACTAGTGGGTCAAGGGCTATTATTACCTTCAATAATCATGGTTTGCGCTTCTTTACAAATGCGGCTTCTGACACAGATGCGGCGGCTAACCTATCTACTATGAAAAGATTTGAAATCCCTCCGGGTAGCGGCCCTGCTGTCTTCTCCGTTCCTGTGGATATTACTACGGGTGCGGCAGGTAAATTACTAGAATTGAATGATGGCAATACTTCAGGAACATACATGGGGATTGCGGGAGATAGAGCGCAAGTAGGTTATTCGTCAAACGGTGTGACTATACAGGGTGGCTTTTCTAAGGGAATTAACTTTGCTGTAAATAATGCGACATTTGGTAGTGGTATAGTAGCAACGTTTGATACTGCGGGAACATTCAATGTAGTAGGTGCAATAACCGCCGCCACTAAGGAGTTCGTAATACCACACCCCACTAAAAAAGATATGCAATTACATCACGGTTCTCTTGAAGGGCCGGAACACGCAGTATATGTGAGAGGACAGAATAATGCAAGCATAATTACCCTACCGGACTACTGGGAAGGGCTAGTAGACGAAGATACAATAACCGTTCAATTAACTCCTATTGGAGAACATCAAGAGTTATTCGTAAAACAGATTAAGAACGGTAAGGTAAGAGTAGCATCTAAGAAAAGAAACCAAATGCTCAAATACTTTTACTTTATCCAAGGAGAACGTAAGGACGTAGAAAAACTGGAGGTTGAGGTATAATGGCTGTAATAACAAGCACGCAATCGGGAGATTTTGATGCGGGTAGCACTTGGGTAGGTGGGTCAGCACCTTCTGATGGCGACCAATTTGTTATAGCCACAGGCCACACGGTGACAATAGATAGTGCCAGCCACTCAGTAAGCGCCCCCACAAATGGTTTCCATGACTCTTCTGTTAATGGTATTCTGAAAATGATAGGGGCAAATGCTTCTAACAAGGCTCTACTACACATGAATGGTAAACTTACCATTACTACTAACGGCACGCTTTGGCAAAGGCCACACTCGGAAATTCTGATAAAGGGGACTAAAGGCAACAGGCATGGACTTGTTCTTAATAACTCAAGTGCGGCTTCTTGGATTGCGGAAGGTAGCGACCCAACGCCCACTACCACTACGTCTTCTGCTAAGGTAGTAAGGGACATGGTGCTTCCTGTAGCAGACGCTTCTGATTTTGCTGTGGGGGAATGGATTGCAGTATGGTATAATGGCGCGTGTGACGCAGGCGATACGGGTGACTCAAGCAAGACTAAGTGGCTTGATGAGGGAATGTGGATTCACGATATAAACGGCAACGATATTTATTTCCGTGAATTTGTTGGGCCGGAAGACACAAGCATTACCTCAGTAAGTGGAAAGGTTCTTACTCTTTCAAATACTACACACGCAGATACAAAAATTGTATCTAAGGGCGCAAAAAAATTCCCTGTAGGACAAAGAGTTATTTTCGGGACAGGCTCAAATAGAAACGCTACTTACGTTACAGCCCAAAGCGGTGATACTATAACAGTTAATGATACTATTAATGGTAGTGTTGTAGGGGAGAAAATATATTGGACTGGGTTAGACAGGGATAAACCAAGCGGAAGCCGAGTAAGAAAGATGGCTACTGTGACAACGGCGGCTACTAACGGTGGTAACAATACCATAACTGTTGCTGATGCAACAGGGATTATTGCAGGCGATGTTCTTAGTATAGAGGCTAGAGCAGAATGTGGTGCATCCGGCGGGACTGCCGAAGTAAACGATGTAGAGGGTTGGCAGACAAGTCCCGATACATGGAGATACAATGATAGATACACAGTCCAAAGCGTAAGCAATAACGTAATTACGCTGACAGGCAACGTAGAATTTAACGTTGTCTTAGGTGCTTTAGTAGTTAAAGTAAATAGAGATGTTGTAGTAGGTGCAAGGACTTTTGGGACAGACTGCCCCTATGTTTACGCAGTAAGTTATACAAGTAACTTTACTAGAAAACTGATTCTCAAAGATGTTTGGTTTAAAGGTGTTGGTAATTCTACAACAAATACAGAATCGGGCCTTGTATTTAGGGGTTATTTCTCTACCAATGATGGGGCTGACGGGGATGGTGGAGATGAGGACGGTTCTGATTGGACTCAAAATACGCAAGCCCTTCCTGTCACAGTTTCTATAGGCTACATAAAAGACGATAGAAGCCCCTACATAGAGGGTATTGTATACGATGGTGGAGATGCTTCTGTATCGTCAGCAGCAGGGGGTTCAGATGCGGGGGCGGCGCAAGACGACCACATACGCGACCATAGCGGTATTTGGTTATGGGATTCTTATAACACCCAAGTTAGATGCGGTGTTGTGAGAAGAAGTAATGATGGGCTACACCCCTATAACGACCCTAATGAGGCTTTCTTCAATTGTTATTCTGCTTGGAACAGATTCAGGGGAATAAGAGCAGACTATATGCAATTTAGATGTGAACTTGCTTATTGCTATCTATCGAGAAATGCAAGACCCCTGTATGTAAACCAAATCTACTCTATGTTCGGTATACATCATATTATAGTAGATGCTGTAGAGCAATACGGTTTGTATGTCTACAAGTCTCCACACATGGGCGGTGGTCTATGGAATATCAAATGGAATGGAACTCGTTACGGTTTGATAGAAGGCTACAGTCATTCAAAACTCGCAATACTTAGGTCTACCCATAGACAGGCTACTGCATACCATGACGCAAGCACTTCTGAGTTTAACCAAGCAGGTAGTTATTGGGGTGGCTTCTTTGGTAGGAATGGAAATGAGCAATCTGTAATTAGTCTAATAGACAATAACTTTGAGGAAGGTGTGAACCAACATTGGTCTTACTATGCGCGTTGGACTTGGGATTCGTCAAAAAATGCTTGGCACTTTGAAAGAAGGTATAGTAATGACTATTATCCTATTATGGAAGATTCTATCTATGTCCCACCAAACACCACGCTAAAGGCTAGGTTTATCTTGAAAAAGAAAGAAAGCGATTATTACGGTGGTTTTCAAGGAAGTAATTACCCTAGAGCATATCTTAGCACATCACATACTAGGCAAAATTGGGGTAGTAGTAACAATGCTTCCGCTACAGAATGGATAAGCATGGGTGGTGGGGGACACGTTGTAAGCAATGCCATTGATATTAGCGGCGGAGATTGGGTGACAACCGACTTGACTGCGCCCGCAGTAGAGTTTGGTAGATTCATTAACGTTGGTGTTTGGTCTAATAATAGAACAATGGCAGAAGGTTATTACGTTAAACCATTCCAAATAATACTAGACAGCAACGTTTCTTATGACACTCAACGTATACAACAACATAAGATAACGTGGGGTAAACTGGCTATCAAATCGAGTTTAGACGACCAAGTGATACATTTAGGTGGGGGGATTAGTTAATGGCAGATACAGTTAAGGTCACTCCCGCCTCTAAAAAGATTGAGTTTTTCGATGCAGACTCTACACCGTTTCAAGGTAAAATTTCATTAGATTCTAATGATAACTTGGTGCTTGAAAGCCCCAATGATATTTACTTAGGAGATTCTTCTGCTACACTCAGTATAGCAACAGATATGCTATTCAGCGCAAGCAAGAAGATTGCGGCTAGTGCTAACAACGTGGATATTACTATAGGCGATACATCAAGTCTAACGGGTAATGATATTATTATAGATTCTCACTCTTGGTCGGTCACTTCGGGCGGTGCGGCTACTTTTACAGGCGGTATTTTAGGGGGTATACTTAACGATACGGGCGCAATGACAACGCCTGCCGCCGCAAGCGGTGGGTATAAGCATATCCAATTAACTGCTAATAACAACCTGTATGGAACTAATAGAAGTGCTACTTTCTCATTCCGCGCCCCTAATAGTGATTCACAGCCGCACATGATGGTGTATGGCTCAAATAGGGCGGCTATAGCAGTTAATAATACACAAAGCAATTCCTCACCGAGTATATGGTTATTACATGATTATTACCAACCAATAGTAGACCAAACAGGCTACGGCGGAGAAGACTTTGGACTTGCTAATGCTTCTTCTATGGTTAGTAGTGGGCAAGGGACTGCTACCAACGACCCCGTTATTTTAACCCTTATTGATAGCGGCGATACCAATAGCGGTGACGCAATAATGGCTTTGGGGACAGGGACAAGCGGTGGTGGCTCGTTAAATCAAATAGCAGATGGTAAATTATATTTCAAAATAGACGATAGCGGCGATGCTATTTTTTACAAGAACGTAGGAATAGCAAACAAAGCCCCTGCCGCCGCCTTGCACGTTGAAGGTGACGGACTATTCACTAACACTATGGTTGAGACTACGCTTGACGGTGCTATTTCTGCGGGTGCTACTACTATTACACTAACAGACGCTAGTGGTTTTGTAGATGGGACAGGATATGGTGCTATAGATAACAGCGACCAATTTTCTTGGACTGGTAAATCGGGAAATCAATTAACAGGGGTGACGGGTGTTGCTACAAGCCACGCTGATAACGTGGTTGTGACACATTCAACCGATGCTTCAATTCTGACGCTTAGATGTATTGGTGGCCCTGCTTCTTCCTTACAAAGCCAATTGAAATTAGAAGCAGACGATTACAGAGGCGCAGGTATTCGCTTTGAGTCTTCGGGAGATGACTCTACTTATAGTCCCTGGTTTGCAGGTAGGCCGTATGCTTCACAAGGATTTCAAATAGGTTATGACTCTTCAGACCCCAAACAGCCGGAGTATAAGGCCAATGCAGTTATATATTTGGAAACAAACGGTAAGGTAGGTATTGGTAATTCAGCCCCCGGACATTTGTTAGAAGTCACAGGTGATGGTGCTAATGGGGAAATCGTAGTAAATAGGGCGAGTGGTTCTGAGATTATACTACAAGCACAGGCTTCTCTTGGTAAATTAGGGACAAATACCAATCACGATTTAGCATTGATGACTAATGGTTCTACGAGAATGCACATAGAGAATGGCGGTAATGTCGGAATAAACGATACTACCCCTTCCTATAAATTAGACGTAAATGGAACGGGTCGCTTTACGGGAGACTTATTGGGGAACAGTAGGATTAGGTGTGACAAGGCTTCGGGAGAAGTAGAGTTTAACTCAACAGATGGTGTTTTCTTAATTACTGAATATGTCGCCACAGGTGGAACACCCGCTACACCTACAATATCAAACATAAACCAAGCCATTACTTCTGTCACTACATACGGAAACTGTGTTAGAGTAAGCGGGACAGGAGGCAACACTAACTTTGAGCCTACGGGGGCGGCGGGTAGTAAAGTCATGCTATTTGCTGTGGTGCTTCATGGTGACGGTAGTGTATTAGACCACTTCCAATCTTTCGACTGCACAGTATATGTTGGGGATGCCTCACATAATTACGTTCATAGAAAAACGATAAAGTGCGTATACGATGGGGCAAATACTAATTTGATTTATTCTTATGTTGATGAAATGGAAAACTTTACTACTGGTATGATAGATGTTAAAGTAGATTACAGTTTAGGGGACTCAACACTTGTTTCTATGACGCAGAATAACATTAAAGTAGCAAGGGTGTATATTGAATTTGGGAACCTTAGTGGATTAAGCCCTAATAAAATATCACAAGATACGTTGGATTGGTCGTGGGAATTTACAGGGTTGAAGGATGAGGCACACGTTGGTTAGGTGAGAATATGGGAACGGAATTAGTAAAGAAAGACCAATTGGAAGCAAGTCAGTCACTTCATTTTCATGTTAATGGGAATGAAAGGCTTACTATCGCTAACAACGGTAATGCGTCCTTTACTGGAACAATAACTACAGATAATGGAAGCCACTATGTTAAGGAAAAGGCTAACGCCGCCGGAGACAGCGCAGGTTATGGGCAGTTATGGGTCAAGAATGCCACACCTAACGAACTCTATTTTACTACGGATGCAGGTGACGATATTCAATTGACTTCGGGAACATCTACCGCAGGTGGTGGTGGTGGTAGTGTAGATGCCGATACTAACTTAGCAAACAATCCCGTATGGACTGTCACATCTACAAGCGGTATAGGACTCTATATTGTGAGAGATAAAGACGATGCAAACTCAGACAAAGAGGTTGTTCGCATCCGTGACGACAACGCT